CCGGCGAAACCCTCGAACGTACCGGGCCGCCCCCCCCCCCTGCCGATGCCTTCTGGCATCGGCCAGAGGTTGGGCCTGCGCATCTACCTCTAGCACGCTACTTGCTCTGAAACTCTATATAATAGAACTCTACTTCTAGCTCGCTACTTACTCTGAAACTCTATATAATAGAATAGCTACCTCCAGCTCGCTACTCACTCCTCTCACGTGCTCCTGTATAATAGAAAAGATGTGCTTACTAGGGCTAGGGGAAGAGATTTGACTCTTCCCCGCCGATTTCAGGGCTGTAGGGAAAGGAGGATGTATGTTCGTAGTACTCGCGGCTGATTTTCTCGTGCCGGAGTGGGTCTGGACGTTGCTGGCGGTTCTTGCCGGGCTTGTTGCGATGTGGGGGTGGATTGATTGGCTCAAACACCGCAAGAGAATTCGCCGCTACAAAAAGAAACAAGGGCAATGACTGCCCCCAAGGATGTTTTTTTGCGGCGCGTTAGCGGGCATGACTCGGCGTACTGGGTGGATCGCGTGCAGGCGTTGATTTGGGAGAGCGTCGACGTCGACAGCGATCCTGTTCATCCTGACTGCGACGTTGCTGGATGGCTGAGCAAACTGACGGCGGAAGTTGTCACGTCGTTGCCGCAGAAATCGAACAAAGACGAGAACATTGCTGCTGCGCAGGCGTTGGCGGTAATTTTGACGGTGTGGGGGGTTCGCATCGCAATTGCGAAGGGGATGGACCCGAACCGGCCGTTGCCGTTGCGACGCAGTGCCTTAGTACGGGGGAGGCTGGCGCAGCTGGCGCTGTTCGACGCGCTCTCGGACTCGACCAAGGATTTCGTTTACTTCCCGCAGGAGTTCAATTTTCCTTGGGGGCCGGGAGCGCGGGGAGGATCGTTTCGCTAGAAAGGGAAAAGAGAGGAGCCGTGGCAAAGGGCATCAAGGTGAAGAACTTGACCGAGCACGATTCAGCCGAGGTGCGGCGACTCGTGCGACAAACGCTGCGCGATTTTGATATTTCTGCTGTCGCAGTCACCATTCGCTATCGACGCGGGGGCTCGACGCACGCAACAGGGCGCTACCGAGCCTCCTGGTATCCACAGCGAGGTGAGGATCGCGAGCAAATTATCGTGTCGCTTCCGCGTGGAGAGAGGATCGACTCTTATATTCCCTACCGGCGACGGCAGGCGCCGCCCTCGTTCGAACTAAACGACTGGAGGGAAGCGGTTGTCGCTATCGTTGCTCACGAAGGTCAGCATCACCGACAACTGCCGCGCGCGCGATTTGGCGAGCGCGAGTGCGATTGGGCTGCCTATCGAGCTGTTATGCGCTATCGCGGGGAGATCAAATAATGACGAGAGTTGAATTCGTAAGTGAACTCGATGGAGTCGATTGGAAGGGGAGCGCGTGTCTTGTTAAGCGCGGTGATGATTATTTCGTTGTCAGTTCGGTAATCGCTCTTTATAGTGATTTTGAGACACTTGCATTTCGCGCTGATAAAAAGGGGCAGATTGTTAATTGGGTGGAAGTTGCAGGTGGTCGCGGAGCGTCTCGAGAAGATGTAATTGCTGAGCTTAGTACAGCATGATCGGCAGGAGATTAGTATGAGCGTTAAACATTTCGAAGCTGGAGCAAGCACTAACATGAAAAAGTCAGTCACTGTAGAGCGAACGCATATGACTTGCGATGGTTGCGGCTACCTGATGAATGAGAAAGTGGAACACATCGTGCTTTCAATACCTGAAGTAAAGGATTTTCACTTTCACGCGGCTGACCCTTTTAAGCGTACAGCAGATGCCGATTGCTTTCGCTGTTGGGCTCATAATGTAAAAATTATGAAGGATAGTCTTAAGAATCGTAATTGTTCGGAAGGAGAGATAGATAAATTTCTTTCGGGAATGCTTTATCGTGAGCGACCAGGTGGATCTGATGTAGCGAAGCCGGAAATAGCTAAAAAGGGCGAAGGGCTACGATAATGAGGCCTTTCGACCCCTATTGCAAGCGCTACCCGGACATGATCCCCGAGTACGTCGAGGCAGCGGCATACGACGAGGTGACGCCGGACGAGTACGTGCGCACGGAGGAGGGCACCTACAACCGCGAGAACGGCCACTTCGCCTGTACTGAGTGCTACGTAAACCTGGGCATGCCGACAGCCCCCTGGGGCTGGTATGCGCCGTGACATGGTGGTACCTCACCGGCAAAGGGATGACCGTGGCCGTCGCCACGACGAATGGCCGGATCGTCAAGGGGCCGCCGATCGTGCGCAGGTTCATAGGGCAGCCGCTCGGCAACCTCGCTCGCTGGCTCGGCTGCGAGCCATTAATGCTTGATATAGAGACTGTATGACCATTGAAGACTTCAATAGTGTCTGGGCGGCGCTCGGCTTTCCATTAGGTGTTAAGCGACCTGATCCGCCGCGCTCAGCGGGACAAAGAGCTTTGCGAAACATCGAGACTGAGAACGCAAGACTGCGAGAGACATTGAAAGAAGTGTGGACTCGTACAGGTCATCCGGTAGCTCGCGACGCTCTTCGTCGGCTAGAATCAGGAGGGCACGCTGAAGGAACATGAACCGTTCCTCAAGGCAAAACACGTCAACAGATGAGCATAGAGGAACGTTTGCGCGTAGACGACCAAGAAGTTTCTTTTGCTTGCTCGCGTTGTACGTGGACATACGCTGGTTTATTCGCTGAAGGACGTGATCTTTTCCAGCGACATAGGGAGGATACTCATCCAGAATTTACATATACTCCACCAAAGCGTCATAAAACAGCAGTTTCGCGGCATCGTCGTCCACGATTAGTTCAGTCAGTGAAACTATCTGGAGAATGCCGACGGTCAGGCTGTAAAAATCGTGCTACTTGCGTTATAAACGGTTCAGAATTGTGTAAGATTCATTCCGAAGAAATTAAACGTATTGTCAGCAATGAAGAACAAGAAAAGTAATTTTTTGAACAAATTTGGAGGAAATTGATGAAATTTACGATTGAAATTACAAAAAAGTTAAGAATTTTGCCAAATAAAGCCGCTATTTGGCGAAAATTCTATAAAAACAGACTAAATCGACCATTCTTGTATATTTTGGCTGTTCTACGAAAGCTCGCTCGCTGACTGTTTGTCTTTATGGGTGGCGCGTTTGGCGCGTTCAAGAGCGTAATCAGGAGATCCTGCTTACCTCAACTCACTTTCCTAACGTTAAAAACCCGGCAGCATGGGAACCATTTCATCTTTTTGAAGCTCGCTGCCACTGTGATGCTGCAGCATCTCAATGGATGCATGCCTGTGGAATTCATTCCTTTCATCATCTCAAGGATGCCGAGGAGCATCTAGCAGAGCTAGCCTTACAACGCGCTCGGGGGGATCTGCACTCCGGTCACGATCCATTGGTTTTAGGAACGGTCGCCTACGCCGGACGCATGCTCGTTCAAGCAAATGGGGCGCGTTCGAGCCACGCGTATCCTGCAGACTTTATGCTGGCTCTTGATGGCGAGGGCGAACCATGGACCGCTCTTACTGGAGACACGTTGCTTGGTCTGTTGCGCTGGAAGTACTGTATCAAGACAGTAGTCGCGCTATAATCATGAGCAGATGCAGCTTCGTATAGCTCAAGTCTTACCATGGGACTCCTGGGGAGGAGACGTTGGTCCGTCACTTCTTGCTCGCGGCTGCGGCGGTAGAGAGTTGGCTCTTCTTTCGTTGGCCCGTGAATGGGCGGGAATGGGCTACGAAGTCGACTGTTTCGTACCTCGAGACGGCGGCGAGGAACATGAATACGGTACAGGCGTTCATCGATATCTGCCAGCCGACCTGGCGCCGACGGAGCTTGCCGCCAGACGTTACGACGCCGTCATTTCTTGGGAAGCACCTTGGCTGCTAGGTGATCCAACCGTACGTGATTGTCAACCTTTGATGCTGCTCGGCCTTCAGGTCGCTCATCTGATTGGCGGCATTGATGAAGCAGTTCAGTTCGATGCAGTAGTAGCGCTCTCTCCCTGGCATCGTCGTTTTTTGCTGCAGTGCGAACCAATGCTTGAGCCAGAACGAGTGCATGTGATTCCCAATGGTGTTGATTCAATGCTCATAGATGGTGGCGATTCGCTCGAATCAAGAATTGGAGCAGCAAGGTTTGCATACACTTCTAGTCCGGACCGCGGATTAGTGCATATGCTCGAAATCTGGCCTAAGTTGCGAAAAACATATCCGAATGCAACGCTTGACGTTTTCTATGGCGCAAAAGATATGATTAGTCGTCACGTCTTTTCGCATTACGCTCAAGCAGAAATGGCACTTACTATCAAAGACGTGTTGGAACTTCCAGGAGTTCGTGATCGTGGTCGAGTAGGTAGAACAGAATTGCATAAATTCTTGCGATCCGCAACAGCATTACTCTACCCGTGCGATTCAATGGCTCCGACTGAAACTGGTTGTTGTGCGGTGATGGAGGCAATGGCTTGTGGAGCCCCATGCGTTATTACTAACGCTGATTGCTTAGGAGAAGAATTCGGACAGCATTCGTTACAGCTGCCATTACCACTTGATTCTGATGAATATGTAGATTGTGTGCTTGAATTGCTATCTGACACAGAATTGTATGAAGACGCCAGAGAGGCTGGTCTGGCATTAGTCAAGGAGAGAACGTGGGAGAAGCTTGCTTCATCTTGGCTGGACCTCTTCCGGGAACTATCCCCAGGCTCCGGCCGAGTGTCCGCAGTCGCGGCATCTTAACAAGAAAACAAGCACAACTACTCGCATTTTACGCAAGTGGAATGTCTGTAAAACAGATCGCAACAACGATGTTGATTAGCCGTTCAAATGCTTATAATACGATTCAAGAAATAAAAAATAATTTAGAAGGAAATAATATAGCTACTTGCGTGATACGAGCCCATGCGCTAGGATACTTATCTCATCCAACTGGAATTGATCAGGGAGTTTATGTAATTTGGCAGTAAGTATGGATGGTGCTGTCAATGAGTCTCGCATCTACGCCCGGATAAGTCAGCCAGTAAAGGATGAGCTGTTCGCTCTTTATGAGCGTTATGGCACCTGGGCGAGAGTGTCAAGGGAACATAATGTTCCTGAGACAACTGTTCGCAGTTACACTGTTCAAGGTAGCTACATCTCTTTACGCATAGCTCGCGCATTATTATCGTCAGAGCTGATAGAGAATAGCGTTTGGAAGAGTACTTCAGAGTTGTCGCGGCAAGGGGAATTATTTATTCCTCAATCAATAATGCTGAAACGTTACAAGAACGGCGGAAAATTATGCACAGGCCCGCTTCATCCACCTGAAGGAAAAATACTTCCGCTTGAGTCTTTTTATGTTCATCGTGGAACGTATCGCACCGGGAAGCTTTTCACACGTTGCAAAGATTGTGTCTTATTTCCTAGAGTACAGACACACGTAGACAACCACGGTTTTATTTCAATATCTAAGATCGCATTCGTATTTATAGAGCTTGAGCAGCGTCTTAGTCACACAGAAATATGTCGCCGCGCTGGTTTTAGTAAGACTATCTGGACTCGACTACAATATCAACATAATATACGTAAAAATACTGCTTATCGAGCGATAGTATTACTCAGACAAGCACGCAAAGAAGGAGCGATGCGAAATGGCTCTAACAGGAAGCAAGCTTCTTTTGCTCGTTATTGGAATTCGCTCCATCAAGAGCGTCTAGCTCAAAACAAGACTATAGGTTGGACTTAAATGCTTCCTGGTGGCTTTTGAGGTTTGGATGGTATTGCTCGATAATCGAGCATAACATCGTCTGGTGATGCGATCTTCATTTCTAACGCATAAAAATTTGCACAGCCGCGAGTTGCACGATGAACATAACGCCCCGTCCCAACCCATGCTGATTGCTTTTCGCTCCAGCGCCACCAAGCAGGATTGAGCGCAATCCCTGTGTTGTATGCTACCCAAGGTTGGAACCCTCTCGCTTCGAATAGCGTACGAGCGCGAGAAACATTGTAGTGTGGATTATAAAGGCGTTCTTCTTCTGGAGTGCCAACCTTATTAGCGGGGATGTTGATCTGGAAGATTCCAACGTCTCTGCTGAGGATCGTCTCTCCGTCGGCGGCGAGATTATCGTTGTACGCTCTGATGTAGCCCTGCGATTCGGCTAAACAGACAGCGACGGCAATAATCAGATTCTTGTCGCGCCATCCTGCTGCATAGCAGATGGAAGCGATTTCTCTTGGTTGAAGCTGTTGGCCTTGAAGGACTCCTCGCGCTGGCATCTATCTAGCTTAGCATGCTCTAGCTGTCGTCCAAGCATGCAAGCCTTGAACGCGGTAAGTTTTGAGGGCGGCGCGTAAGCTTTCGTGTGGGTTCTGCATGCGAAACGCAAAAGAGCGTACGCTTTCGTTTTCTCTTCTCCAGATAGCATTATTTTGCATCAATCCGTAAGATCCGCCATTAGTATCATAATAATTTGTGGCGCGAGGATTCAAGCCGCTTTCTTTGCGGGCTATGCATACCATTACGCGTCCTACCCAACCATTACCGAAATATTGATAGATTAGTTCTTTCATACGAATTTGTTCTTGCTCGCTGTTGCCTCCATAGTTTTCAGCTACAGCAACTGGACTTAAAAAAACAGCTAAGAACGCAGCAAGCGTGGCAGTTGAAAGTTTCAACTCCATCCTCCTCGTCTTGGTGGGAGCTAGCTCGTGAAAAAGATTTAGGCGGGCACGAGCCATGCCTGTATTAATTTGATATTTATTATAGCATGAAAAAATTCTTATGGCAACAAGGTAACTTTTGCCACGCTTACATATACGGTAATAAACCTATCGTTGGAACGATGGCACATGTGACACGTCGTGTTCATCAGCGTCGGCGTCTCATTGAGGGGCGTAATATGGTATGCCCACGATGCAAGAAGCCGCACGACATTCTTCAGTATGTGCCAATGCAGCTCATCGAAGAATTCGCTGAAGAGACGACAACCATTTACAAATGCCCTGATTGCCGTTGGTGCTTCGCGCCAGCGGACAAGCTTGTATTCGACTTATTGAAAGAGAGAACGGGAGGCGATGACGAGCGTTCTTGACAGTCAAATGAATGCCGAAGACTGGGAACCGTTAGTGTTTACAGAAGAGGAGGCAGATGCCTATCTCACTGTCGCGCTCTTCTCCGCGAAGACTGTTGGGCCAGAAGCACGCAAGAAACTTTCACCGCTCCTGCGCTTCTATGCTGGAAAGAGACATCCTTTCACTAGTTGCATACGAGACAACACGAAGCGTTTTGGAGCAGATCGCGCTCAGAAAACCTGTGCGGTGCTTAAGGATCTTATTCGTGGGACGACCAAGTGGCGTGGAGACGAACGTAAAAAGAGCCTCAGCGAAGATCCGACGCCTGAAGAAGTGGCCGAGTTCAATGCTCTTGTCGACGAGATCGGCCTTGAGTTGACAGAAGAGCAGGAGGAGGCGCTTCTCTCACTCGACGATGAACTCATCGCCGCCATGCTCGCTGATAGTGATGATCCTACCTCTGCCATTCCAGATGTAGCGAACTACCGTATGGGTGACATGCCGCAGACGTCATGTGCTGCGTGTAGGTGGTTCAGACAGTCATTTGAAGAAACGCCAGCTACATGTGCGCTTTGGCGTGATGACGTGACGCCAGAAATGTCTTGCGATTTCTTTTCTGGTCACGCCACGTTTTCTGAGGCAGGTGGCCTCAGCGAGTTCTATTTCGAAGGCACCCAAAGCGAAGATGGGTGGAAAGAAATCCTTCGCGAGGGCACTTTCAAAATGCGCCCTGGTCCGGGGCAGAAGCCGGTTCCTGTTCCGTTCCATGTACGACGAGATGGGCCATCAGACTGGAAGAAAAGTATTGTCTCGCTTCAAGAACTTGTAAACAATTTTAAAGCTGGCGCTATTCAGCATGTAACGATTCCAACGTCACATGATAACAAAGTTACAGAAAATACAGGCTTTATTGATGATTTAGCCATTGTTGACCGTGAAGATCCGAACACAGGAAAGAAGATTGCAATACTTCGCGCCAAGCCACGTTTTACTGAACCTGATATCGAAGGTAAAGTGAAACGAGGTACAATTGCTAATACAAGCGCAGGAATTGTTTTTGATTATTTGAACAAAGAGACGGCACAACAATTTGGTGCCGTTATTGATCATGTTGCACTCACAAACAAACCATGGATCGGCGGATTAGTTCCGTTTGGTAGCGCTAATATGACTGAAGGAGAAGTTGTTTCACTGGTGCTCTCGGAAGAAGAAGAGCCAGTTGAACCTCCAAAACCTGTAAAAAAGCTTTATGTCGTCAAGAAAACACGCAACTCCCGAGGAGGTGAGTCAAGAGTGAGTAGTACAGAAGTTCAGTTTACAGAAGAGCAAGTTCAGCAAATGCATGAAGAATTGCTGAATCTTCGCGCACGCGTTCAGGAAGATCGCGTAGAGAAGCTCGTCGGGCGTTGGCAAGGAAAGTTCCCGCCCGCGACAGTCGAGATCGCGAGACAGATGCTGATGGCTGATGATGGCGAGAGAACATTCAACTTTACAGAGCAGAACGGACGTTCTCGGACAGAAGTAGAGTTGACGTTAAGTGATGTCGTCGAACGGATCATGGATTCGGTCCCTGATGACGCTTTTGTCAATCTGACTGAAGGCTCGGTATCAGATCGCGATAACGACAATACGCCGCCTCCTGTGGGGGTGCTAGAAGAGAATCTGACAGAGGCAGAGAAGACATTCCGCGCACACGCCTTCCTTCATGGAGAAGCGGAAGCAGCGGAATATCTTGGTCTGGATGAAGCAGGAGTAACTCAGATCAAGGCTTCGATTGCCGACAAAATGGGCCTGGCGGAAGAGTAGAGAGGAGGTGAGGTGAATGCCCTTTAACGTGCAACAGTCAGCACAATGGGACGACAAAGAAATCTTGAAATTTCCTGTTGGTCTTGGTGCTAAAAAGTCGATCGTCATTGATGCGATGGACTTTAACATTCCTGCAGATGGCAGTAGGTATGTCGTACCTGCGGGGACGCTATTGCGTATTTCAGCAACAAATGTCGATAAGCATGTTGAATATAAGGGAGCAGGAAAAATCGACGGGGTTCTTGCAAGGCCCGTTGATCTACTGTCTAGGAACACGGCCTCCTCGGAGCCTGCGCCTATGTTCTTCTTCGGTTGCGTCTTTGCGACGCAAGCACTTGTCAACTTCACGCTGTACCTCAGTGCAATCATGGAAGGTACAGATGGTGCCTCATTGCGGGCATTTAACAACTTCGAGTAGGGGAGGAGGTGAGTAAACCGTGGCTAATATTATCGACTTCGACCTGTGGGATCAAGCGACCCTAACTGATGTAATCACCAAGCCGCTTCAGCGAAAAACGGAAACAAGGGACGGTGTTAGGCTGGGTGATGTAATCGCTCCGCTCACGCCGCATCAGGAAATGCAGGCGAAGCTTCGTGTAGCTGATGTCAAGGCATTCGGTAAGGGTCAGTTCCGTGCTCCGGCCGCTACGCCGCCGCTGTTCAAGACAGCGCTAACGTGGCGCGAAGAAATCATCGGGCTGGTGCTTTTGGACGAAATGGAGCAGATCGACGAGGAAGACTGGCGGAAGCTCAACTCTTCCGACCCGAATGTGCGAAAGTCGTCCGGGAACGAGTTGGTAATTAGAGGCGAGATTGCACGGCTGCGCAACGAGCGTCTCACAGAGGCGATGCGCTGGGCAGCTTTTTCTGGCGCTCTGGTTATTACTTATCCGACTGGGGACAAGCTTCATATTGATTATGGGCTCCCCGCAGGACATCAGCCGACAGCGTCGACTCTTTGGTCGGATGTTGCTAATGCTGATCCAGTTGCCGATGTTCAAGCGTGGTCAGAAAAGATCGCTGATGATAGCGGTTTTTATGGTACGCGATTGCACATGGGTTCCAAGGTCTGGGATTATTTGATTCGCAATACGAAGATCAAGGAAATAGTTACATGGAACGAGCCGCGTTCATATCCCAAGCGTCCGACTAAGCAGCTCATTCTTGAGGTCTTCCAGAGCTTCGCAGCGCAGGTTGATGTTGTCATCTACGATCAGGGCTATCGCGATGTTGGTGTCACTGGAGAAGCTGCTTCTCAGGTAACGCGCTATCTGCCTGAAGATCACGTACTCCTAACTACTGATTACGTGCTCGATGGACAGCGGATTGCGGAAACGCTGGATGGTCCAGTGACTGTTTCAACTGGATACAACACGACTGCAACAAGGGTCGGTACGCAAGCTGAAGTCATGCTTGATCATATGAGCAAGACGCATTTCTTACGGCTGGCCTCGGCCAGAATTCCTCGGCTGTTGATGCCGGAGACATTCGTTTGGGCAAAGATCGCATGAGCACGACGACAGAAGAACACACGATGGATAACTATCAAGTACTTATTGATACGTATTTACCTCAACCATTGCAACAGTTTGATGATGGGCGTGAAGAAACGCGTAATGTGTTTCGAGCAGCTGGTACTGTTATCACTGGTCAGCTGATTGCTTCTTTTTACAAAGAGGCTTATAACAAAGGTGATGCACATGTGCGTAGTTTGATCAAGAAGGTTTCCGATCAGGAAGCTGATCAGATCGCGCAACAAAATGAACGAATCTCGAGAGAAGTGCTTCTACCTCCTGAATATGATTTGATGAAGGCAGCTGAGATTTTGCAAGCAATCTCTAGCTGGGATGATCTTGAGCTAGCTGCAGCAAAAGCGCACGAAGAAATACATGAGCAGCGCATCACGGTCATGGAAGCACTATCAAATGCAATCGAGAAGAAAGCGAACAAGGAGGAATAATGGCAGAAGGAGATGCGCACGAATCAAGTCCTGCGCGTCATCTGACTCCAGAAGCAGAAGCTGTTGCTGGAGAAACAGGTCGGCGGGCAGGGCAGCCCGAGCCGCCCAAGCCCAAGAAGCTAAATAAAGACGAGGCAAAGAAGTAGGTACAATTGGGAGCCGTACTTGACATAGTCCGCAGATATATTCCAGCGAGCTATGATGCCATGCTAAGGGCGACTGCGTTTGGCCCTGTTGATGGGTTTCAAGCTCATGCTGATTATGTCAAGTTTCGGCTGTTTGCAACAGCTCCAGCAGCTTCTTTAGAAGCGACTTCATATGATCCGATGTTATTGGAGTTTTTGGGCAAGCTGACAGCAATGCGACTGATTCCGCCTGCAATCGACTTTTGGGGTAATCAGAGAATAAGCGTCGATATTGAAACAGGCACACGGAATGAGCGAGTTATGTTTCCTGAAAGACGAGCGCAGTTGTGGGAACTCTATAAACGACTCGCAGAAGAAACAAAAGCCGATTTCATCGAACTTCGCGGACTTTACGACTTCGTGATGAGAGGTGGATTGACAGGAATCACGCCTGCCGTCGGCTTTGGCTCAGGAGATAAGATAACTCCTGACCCGCGTGACTTCGGCGGACCGTTCGATGATAAAGTTGTGGAAACTACCGCTGTCATTGGATCGATAACTTAGCGATGACCATGCTAGTCGGTACTGAACTTGGGCTTGAAGTAATTGGTAGAGCAGCAATTGTCGTTTTAAAGCAGGATTTGAATGATGCTTTGTCCGACATTGAAGCTGAATGGACAGTTCGTGATGGACAGTTTGCAACTGATATGGGAATTCCCGCCTTTTCAGTCGAACTCGAACCAATTCCTGACGGAAGTTTCTATCACGGAAGAATTCCTTCACTAGTTGAAGCCTCCGTTGATCTTTATCCAAATGCTTGTGCATTTGCTTATAGAGCGGCGCCATTCGCAGATAGTGATGCTGATCATATAAATGAGTTCGAAGTTAATCTCGATGTAGAAGTTATGGTCAAATCGCTCACGAGCGAAGAAGAAGTAAACAGCAGAGCCCAGCGCACACTAGAAGCAATTCACCGTGTTCTCTCTGAACGCGCCACTTTAGACGGTTTAGTGGTTAGGATTGTGAATACGCCGACAGTTGAGTTGAGTGATGTTTTTACAAGGCCGGAAGAGCTGGGGGTAGGAACGGAGTGGTTCTGGCAAGGGGCTAGACTTCGTTATATGGTCTATAAACCAGTATTACTCTGAGAAGTTGTATGACTAAATTTGTGCTAACAAGCGAGAGTAAAAGAGGAGGTGAGTAAAGAGTATGCCTGATTTCCATCGAGTAGATATCTCAGATGATACCTTCATTCGTGGTGCCGCCCGCTTTCTATGGGCTGCACTGACAGTGAGCTTTCCGTCCAACATCAGTCAGGTCATCAACTTGTCTAACTATAACGCGATGACAAACTGGAACGATCTTGGCGCAACGAAGACGGGTGTAGCAATCACTGTCAACAATACGGAAGAAGTTTTCGACGTTGATCAGCTCTACGGCGAAATTGATTCACAGCCGACTTCATGGGAAGCCTCGATTGCAACTGCACTTGCTGAAGTGACGCTAGCGAGGTTCCAGGTTGCCTGGGAGGGTGGAACGATTTCCACCAGCGGTGGTGAGTCACGGATGGGCTTTGGTCAACCGCGTACCTATACGCGGAGAATGATGGCTGTTGTTCATCAGCGAACGAATAACAAGCTGCGTGCATTCGTGTTTAGGAAGGCGCAGCGAGCTGCGCAAGAATCAACGATTACGTATGCGAAGACTGGTGATCAGCAGACGATTCCTGTGCGCTTCCGTGCATTGGCTGACTCGTCAATCGCTGACGAGAAAGACCGGTTGGGAGTCATCTTCAACCAGGACTAGTACTTAACTGAACCCACAATGCATTTGTTCTTCGCAAAAAACTAAACGATATAGAGCGGGTGCAGCTAAAGGCGCACTCACTCCCCGCAGACTAGCAAAGGCAGTCAGACGGGAGGATTACCTTGATGGTAGGGCTCAGCAAGACCGGGAGCGTCCGCCACAAGGCGGGCGCTCCCTTTATGCAATAAATAGTTATGCCAGATTACTTTATTGAAATAGGTGGTACAGCATTCTTCGGCCGCGGCGTTGGCGGAAGACAACTGAGTGGAACAGGAGAGTATGAACGTGGTCTGCTGATTAGGAAAGCATTGGAAGACATAGGCGATGAGGTTCGAAAAGAAGCTCGTCGTCGAGCTGGTAAACGGAGTGGAGCACTTGTTGAACGCGGGATTGATGAGACTCGAGTCACGAAGTTAAGACCATCTACGTGGGAGTTGCGAGTAGGGCTGCGGCGCCATCCTCGTCACGGGATCTGGCATCACGAAGGCACAGGTATTTATGGAGCGCATAGAACACCAATCTTTCCTGCGCGTCCTGGGGGCGTGCTGAGATTCGTGAAGCCAAGCGGAGAAGTTGTATACGCGCGCTGGGTTCGTGGACAGAAACCAAACCCATTTATGCGAGAAGCAATTATGGTCGTTGGCAGTACTTATGTACCAGCGCGATTACGTATGCTGAGCGCAGAATTGGATAGAAAATTCTTCTTTATACCAAGAGTATTTTGAGAGGAGAAACGTGACTGAGGGCAGCGAAGCGGTAAAGAATATTACAGAAACGCTGGCTAGCATTTCTCCCGTAGTTGAAACTAGGGAGATTCTACTTGGTCCATCAGGACTACAACGAACATACCGTCAGCGCCCACTTAGCTATATGGGAAAGCTTGAACTCGTTGGTCTACTTGGACGCATGATGGTGAAAGCGCGACAAGAAGGTGTTTCATTCGACGATGTCTTTGACGTGATAGAGAACACTGGTGAGACAAGTAGCGATGTTGATAGAGTTTTAGGAGTAGCAGGACATTTACTTACTTATGCTCCTGAACTTATCCGCGAACTATACGCACTTGCATTAGGCGTTCCTCGAGATGAACGTCAGCTATTTTTTGATCTACTTGATTTGCATCCAGATGAAGGCGGTCTTTCTGACGACGAAGGATTCGCAGTCTTAGAAACATTCGTAGCTCAGAATATGGATGTGTTGAAGACTTTTTTCGTCGAACGGATTCAACCGATGATCGAGCGAGTGAGAGGGATCACTCCGCAACAGGAAAACCGAGAATCACGGCGATCGACGCGCTCGAAGCGTACTCAGCCTCGCATGGCGAGACAGTAGAGGATCTGCTTACATGGTATTGGCGTCGTTTCGAATCGTTTTATGCCGCTTTTTCTCGAAGAGAGGTAGCAGAGGAGATGCATGTTAGACGCGAATCAATGGTGACAGGACTTTATGCAAATCCAAATTATGATTCCTCTAAAAAAGATCTGCGCGGAGAGATGTTGCGACGCATTGATGAGCATTACGAAGAAGCACTAACTACTCTTTATGGAGCTGTTCGCGAAGAAGAAAGAGATGAGAATAATCCATTCCTTGCAGCAATTAATATGCCAGAAGTTGATGAAAAACTGAGCGAAGAAGAGCTAGAAGCTCTACGCACCAAGCCATATGGTGGAGATAATGACGTCGATCAAACTTAGGCGGTAGTAAAATAAATCGCGAACACGTTATATCGGTCATTATCCGCGGCGTTGACCTTTTCTCCAGCAAACTTGCTCCTGGGTTACGCAAGGTACGCGAAGGAGCTAAAGATGCTCATACATCTCTCGAAGAGTTTCGTGATGGTCTTCGAGGAAGCGATGTAGATGTCGAGCGCAACCGAGTTGTACTCGATAGATTTAACGAAACTGTGCGCCAGTTGCGTGGCAATGTTGAAAGCATCGGTGAAGCGCTAGATAGATTTAGAGGACGAGTAACTGGCGCTACAGCAACGGAGCGTCATGAAGAAGTAATGTCTAGTCAGATTGCAACATTGCGAGCGATTAGACAACAAACATCTGAATTGCGTGGATTTCGCTCGGAACTACAACGTACTAATCGAATATTGACTGATCATGGGGGGATTGTATCAAGTGTTACCGGACGACATAGAAATCTTGGTAGAGCTTTAAGAGATAATCGCGGCGAGACATTTGGCCTTTCTCGCAATATCGCCAACCTTATCATTGCATTCGGATTGCTGCTCGTACAACCGATTACAACGATGCTTCTTGGAATCGCTGGCGCTCTTACTGCCGTAGCTAGCTCTGCGATTATCGCCGCTAAAGCTCTGGCCGGTGTCGGAGTAGGAATCGTGGGTCAGCTAGTTCCTGTTGTCGGAATTCTTGGTACAGCTCTCCATCGTATTCAGTCTGTCACTAAAGCATTTGATTTGCTACAGCAGTCGCAGCAACGAGCTGCGGATGATACTGCAGATGCAGCTGAACGTCAGCGCGATGCGCTTGATTCTTTGGCTTCCGCGCAAGAGGGTGTTGTTGCTGCTGCTGATGGCCTGCGTGATGCACAGAAAGAACAAACTCGCGCGCAAGAAGGACTTATTGCAGCGCGAGAGGAAGCACGTCGGCAGCTCGAAGAACTGGCTCGTAGCGAGCGAGAAGCTCAGATGGCTGCAGAAGGAGCGGCTCTCACGCAGACGGAAGCGCGGTTGCGCCTTCATCGTGCTCTGCGTGAAGGAGGCTCCGTTGAGATCGCTCAAGCGCAGTTAGGTGTTGGCGAGGCTGATATCTCTGCTAGCAGGCTTCGAGGCGCAGCGCAACGAGCAGCAGGCGAATTCTCTGAAGCGACTAAGCGAGGAATCCGTGAATCTGACGCTGTTCTAGCAGCTCGCGAACGGCTGGAAGCAGTGGATAGGCGAATCGCACAGGCAACGAGAAGTGCGACATCAGCACAGAGGCAGCTGGAAGGAGCAATGCGAAATGTTGCTCGTGCTGCCGAGAATCAGAATGCTGTACAAGAGAACCTTAGACGAACGCTAGCTGATCTCAGCACTCGAGAACGTTCTCTTGTAGCGACGCTTGATCGAGTGCAAACGCACTTCCAACGCGTTTGGCGCCCCATCACAGACATTATCGTCGGAGCGCTTGAAGGAGCATTGCTTCGGTTCGAAAAGCTACTCGACGATACACGCTTAATCGGATCTCTTGAGTCTTTAGCTCGAGCGCTAGCAAATTCAATCAAGCTTGTTGTCGATGCATTGACGACACCGGCGATGCGTGATCTATGGGGGCAATTGATCAAAGAAGCAGCGAACAATGTTCCTCTTGTAGCACAAGCATTTGCAAATATTGCTGAATCCTTACTGAGAATTTCTGTAGCTGCAGGACCGTTAATTAGAGATTTGCTACAGGGGTTTGAACGACTTACTGCTCGTTGGCGTGATGCTGCTAAAGATGGCGAAAAACTAACTTCTTTCTTCAGAGAAGCAGCCGTGCATGTTCATGGCTGGCTAAATCTTTTTGCTGCTTTCTTCCATCTTATTGATGCAATCGTTAACGCCGGTGCTCGCACAGGGCTTAATTTAATAGAACGACTGACTAATGCGTTTGAACGCTGGACAAAAGGTATTCGAGAAAACGGTCCAGCTGTTCAAGAATTCTTCCGAGGCGCTGAGCAAGTAGCGCTTATTTTTGCTCATACATTAGAAAATATTGGAAGAGCCGCAGGAGAACTATTTAAGCCTGATGAAGTTGTAGCATTCGGTGAATTCTTAAATTCTGTAATGATTCCTCCATTGATTACAGCAGCACGGTTAATCGGAAACGTTGTTACTACTGTTTCTCGTTTCTTCCTTGCTAATAAATGGGCCAATGAAACGCTTCAGTGGGCTGCCGCTATAGCCCTGCTTGGTAAAGGTATTGAACTTGCAACTTTCTTGTTTTTTGGTCTGTTTAACGTTATTAAGAGAAATCCATTTGTTTCATTTATTGCGCTCTTGGTGCTTTTGGAAGATAAGTTCAAAATTTTTACTAATTTCTATGAATGGATCAAAGAACAAAGCGTCATAGTTAAAGCTGCTTTTGTTGCAATGGCGTATGCGATGACTTCTGCTCTTATTGGAGTAGGCGTAGCTTGGATTGCTTTGAAAATTAAAGCAATTTCTTCAATTATTACTACTAAAATTGCAACAGTAACTGCATTTAGAGAAATGCAAGCGGCAGCAATACTTGCATTGACGCAAATTCAGTTTGCTGCAATTCGCACAGGAAATATCATGGTAGCACAAGCTGCTGCTGCTCAAATAGCTAATATACGCGCTGCGAGTGCAGTTAAAGCTGCTTGGCGGGCAGCACTTGTTGCTACTGCTTGGGGAGCATTAATACTTGCAGCTTCAATAGCAATCGAACAGATAATTCTACATTGGGATAGATTTAAGTTATATGTCTCAAATATTATTCAGAGTATACAAGTGCTCTGGGATAATCTCTGGAAAAATCTCCTTGGCATTGTAAATCTTGGTATCTACGCAATGCTGCTTGCTATACGCGGGCTCGTTGAAGGACTGGAGCGAGCACTAGGCTGGATTCCTGGTATTGGCGGCAAGATCAAATCTGCACTTCAAAGTGTTGAAGATTGGATCGACGGCTTCCGCGAGCGCGGCGTCAGTCTGCTGAGACACACAGGCGAAGAGATGGCCTCAGCTTGGGGCGATGAACTCTCACAGATGACGCAGGACGCTGAAAGCTATGGCATGGAGGCTGCTGACGCTTACGGCAAGACCTATCACGACAGATTGATCGAATGGATGAGAACTACGCGAGCTGGTGCAGATCAGGAAATGGCAGGGGCAGGAGCTAGTGTTGATTATGGACGAGCGGCAATCCCTCCAGGTGGTCCAGGCGAAGAGAGAGCTACACAAGTCAGAAACTGGCTACAAATTCCATTCCTTCGCTTTGTCGCCACACAAGATCAACAAGCAGTGCAGATCGTTGATGTAACTAAAAAAGTATCTGAGTTTCATAGTGGTCAAACTCGTACATTTATTACAGCGCTCCTCAAGCGTATTGAGGCTGGAGAAAAACTAAGCAGCGAAGAAAGAAAGATCCTTCAAGAAACAATAGGAAAGATAAGCCTTGCTCAAGCAAAGCCAGAACAACTTGATCGTCTCGAGCGAGCGCTTCGAAAAACTGCTGAAACCGGAGAAGTAATAGCAACAATTCGTCGTGGACAAGGCGCAAATGTTGCCGAATTTGTCCCTGGCGGACCTCGTGTTTTTCTCGACACGCTTATTAAAACAATTAAATCTGGATATGCTGTAGGAGCAGCGGAACGAAAGCAAATTACAGGAGTCTTAGGAAAAACTACGGATGTCACTAAGCTGCCTGAAATTGCTGCTCATCTACCAACTACTACACTTGATCGTCTCGAGCGAGCGTTAAGAAAAACAGCTGATGAAGACAGTATTAGTTTTTCTTTAGCAATGAACAGGGCGCGCATTGCGCTCGACAAGCAAGCTGAAGCAGCTGAGCTGTATTGGAAGGCAACGCTACGACAAGCTAATCAAAGCACTAAAGCCGCCGAACTAGAAAAACGATTTCCAAGACTGTCCATTGCTCCATCAGTTGATCGCGCTGGTGTCTCCACCAAAGATGTGACACTTGCATTCGCAGAACGAATAGCTGAAATGGTCAACCAGAAACTTACTATCGGAACTGGTACATCCCATAGCAAATTAGTAAAGGGATCTAATAGAGTATCACAACATTGGACAGGAAATGCTGTTGATATTCCCGCCGAAGGCGAGCAGCTTACTCTTCTTGGTCAAACAGCACTTGTTGCAGCAGGAATGAGCCCCGCAAGGGCGCGAGCAAGGAAGGGTGGCGTTTTTGACGTTGGTGAATATCAGATTATCTTTAATACACAAAATCACTATGATCATCTTCATGTTGGTGTTCGTGATACTGCTACGCCTGCAGGTGGTGGAGCAGAATCATCACAGGTGGCAGTTTATCGCGCTTTAGCAGAAAAGGCTGCCACAGTACGCGGCATTCCTCCAGAATTATTTACAGCTCTTATTACGCAGGAATCGGCTTGGGATCCGCGCGTTATGTCCAAGAAGGGAGCTGTAGGCCTCGCTCAAATTCATCTTCCTAGCCATCCTAATGTAACTCGTAAACAAGCTGAAACTCCAGCTTTTGCGCTCGACTGGGGGGCAGAATATCTCGCTAGTTTGCACAAGAAATTTGGTCGTTGGGACCTTGCTCTTGCAGCCTATAATCTTGGCCCTAATGCGGTAGGGAAAAAGGTTCCACAAGCTGCTCGCGGCTATGTCCAGAATATTCTCGACCTCGCCGGTCCACTTACGACACCAATGACCACCACGCCGCCTCTTTCAAGTGTTTCACTGCCTACAGGTGGTGGTACCGCACTGTCTACAGGCGGCATTACACAAACAGCTATTGGACTCAGAGGCGTCGAGGAACTTGCTCCAAAACGCTGGAGTGCTGTACTAGAAGCGTCGATCAAAGGAAATAAACAAGCAGAACTAAAAGCTTTGCGATCAGTAGAAGGATTTCTTCGGCGTCGAGAGGAAGCAGCTAAGGGTAATGTCGAGTTATTGACCGAACTCGATCGAGCACTAGAAGAAGTAGCATTACGTATTACTTCTCTAACTAGTGATTCCAAGCGCACTGATGACACAAGCAAAACTGAACTACAACAACTGCGAGCTTTTGAAACTACTCTTCGCCAGCAAGTTAAAAAGACTACAGGAGAAGAACGAACAGAGTACAAGAGAGCGCTTGATCAGGTACAAGCACAAATTGCAGACTTGACAGGTACTGGTACTTCTCGTCGAGAACCAGACCCTTCTGGTGGACTTGCAACAGCAAAAGCGATTAAGGAAGCCCTCGAAAAGCGAATGACACGCTTGAAAGTTCCTGAGCGCTTTGAGCAATTCTTGGATGCTCCAATTGAAGAGTTTCTTTCACAGCTTGAACGTCTAAAGCCAACAGCTCTTAACTTTCTCGGATCACTGACGAACTTCTTTGCTGTAGCAGAACAGCGACTTGCTGATTTCTGGGCAGATTTGGAAGTGATGCGTGGAGAATTAGAGAGGAAGGCACGTATAGCTGGTTTGCAGATCAAGGATATAGGAGTAGCAGCTCGAGATATTCTTTCTGGTCGTCGAAGCATCGCAGATGTACTTTCTACCCTCGGTAAAACGACAGCGAAAGTTCTGGAACAGCAATCTGAAAGCCTTATTGCTGAACTGCGTTTGCTCGAGAACGAGCACAACAAAACTGCCAGATTGATAGAAGAAACACAGCAAAAGCTGACTTCGAAGGGGCTTACTCAGACAGCGAAGACAAGGCTGAAGTCGGAACTAGAAACTCTCACTGGCGAGCTAGGAAAAATTAGCGATGCGATTCTAACGAATATCGACGAGCAAGCAAAAATAGCTTCAGAACTATTCCAAGAGCAGATTACAAAAATAACGCGCTCGATCGATATAAGAGAACAGGCTGCATCGTTGAGACTTTCAATTGCGCGTATTTTCAATTTGCCTGGAACAGATTTGGCGGCGCAGGCTTCAGCCAACGAAGCGCGACTGGGAATCCTCAGGGAGAAAGCTCGGCAGCTTCTTTCTTTGCCCGGTATGGGTGTGTTCTTGCGCGACTTTTTGACCGCCGCAGGACTCAATATCTCGGCGCTCGGCTTGGCGGAAGGTGGACGCGTAGATGCTAAGCCAGGCGGCACTCCTAAGCTGCTTGGCGAAGGAGGGTATGCGGAGTACGTGATCACGACTGACCCCGCTCAACGCTCGCGCATGAAGCTGCTGGTGGGGCACATGCTTGCTGAGATGGGTGACCGGGAGACAACTACCAGGCTTGTCTCCGCGAAATCGAGCCCAGTTCAATTGCTAGGGCTAGCCGAGGGGGGCAGAGTGGCCGCAGCAGCGCCAGCTCCCAAGGAGCGTTCGCGTGAACGTCTCGACGTGCGCTCGCAGCGTGTAACAGAGAAGCTTCTCGATCTTGCTTCCCGTGAGTCACTCCGTTCATCAGAAGGCGCGCGATTGCGTTTCGTCGCGCGGGAGCTGACACGTTCTTCTCGCGTTGGCTCGGCTTGGGCGATGGAGCGATTTGCAAGCAAGACGGCAGTTGAGCTAGCCACTGTCGCGCGACGACAGGAGCGGACAGGCGAGAATGAGACAGCACTGGAGCTACGAAAGCTCTCGAGCGAGATAAGGCGAGTCAGTGAAACGCGACAGATCGTTCAAACCACTGGCAGCGGTCTGCCTAAGCTGGCTGAGGGAGGCAGAGTGGCGCCTCATGTAGCAGCAGCCTCTACGTCTCGGACTGAACGCAGAAGCTCGGAGACGACGAGACATGTGCGCTCTGTCGCTGAAGGGCTAGCTGAGCTTGTCGATTCTGGCGCTCTGAAAACATCAGAAGCATCGAGACTCAGGCTTGTTTCTCGCGAATTTTTGCGTTCTGCAACATCTGAGACTGTTGCTACTCGTCCTGGCGTTCTCGCTCGACTTGCTCGTACAGTTGGAGGTCAGCTGACTCAACTTTCGAAGAGGATCAGTATTGGTCAACATCGTCGCTTTGCCGATACAAGTGAAATACGAAAACAGCGCCGTATCAGCGAGCAACGCGATGAAGCAAAGCGTGTGCGAAAGGATGAATTTAGCGGCAGAGATTTTCTAAAACTGGAGAAGCTCTCAGCGAATGTTAGTGCAACTGCGCGAGAACTTGTTGTACTTTCCCGTCAGGTAGCAAAACCTTCTGGACTTGCGAGCGGTGAAAGAGTCTCATCGAAGCCTGGCGGTATTCCTTATCTTCTAGGCGAAGGTGGTTACTCTGAATATGTTCTAAGTACTGATCCTCGCCAGCGCAATCGAACACTGAACCTCATGCGTCGGTTCATGATTGAAACTGGTCAAGTCGGACAAATCAGTAACATTTATCAAACAGGGCGAAGGAAATTCGAAGATATGTTCTCTGTTCCCTCTGGTGCTTCTCCTGCCATTCCCTTCGTCATGCCTTCCCCGCAAGAGATCGCTAAAGGGATTGCCGCTGCCGTCACACTTCCTTCTGGCGGCGGACGTGGACCTAGCGCAGCAGCTGCCGGTGGAGCAAGTTGGACTCCCGGAACACCGACTCTTGATGTCTCGACTGCTACTTCTGTTGGTGCGCCTACACAAGAGCAAGCTGAAAGCGCGCAGAACGATATCGTTGCTGTACTTCGTGAGATCGCTGAATTGTTGCGTGATCAGAAGGATCTTCAAGAAGCGGCAAATCAAGAGAGAATTGATACTGTGACTCGTGCGGCAGATCGAGAAATATCTCTGCTTAGTGTCTCTCAACAGATTGCACAATTAACTGGAAATACTGTTGAGCAGATCAGACTGGTTGGACAAAAAAGTGAAACGCTAATCAAACAGTCTCAGGGTCTAAGTGAATTGTTCTCGTTGCCAGGACTAACTGAAGATCAGACTGCACAACTTACTCTTGCTCTTAAGCAAATTGATTCTCAGATATTGCAAAATAATCGAGAAATTCGTCAGCTACAACTTGATCAAGTCAATCGTCAGTCACAAGTTGATCTAAGAAGTGTGGAATCTGATATTAGACTTGCTCAGATTAACGAAGATCAGACAGCGCAGATTAGCGCTCTTAATGACAAAATGTCTATTCTCATCTCTCAGCGTGACCAACTGAGAATAATTTCAGGGCAAGATCTTGGGAATGAGCTAGCACAAGAAACCGCACAACAGATTAAGGACCTAGATGTTGATATTGTCAGCATTGTAAGTGAAATCAGAGAGCTTGGTGGATCTGGAGCAATAAATAAAGAAGCAGAACGGTCACTACGTTTGAATTCGATTGTTTTCCGTATTGCTGAATTGAATCAAGATCAGGTTGGTCAAATCACAGCACTAAACGAGAAAAATACAATTCTCGTTAAGCAGCAAACTGGCTTACGCGAGTTGCTTGAATCCTCGCGTACACAAGCAGAACGAGAGCGTCTTTCTGATGCAATTATGCAACTCGATCTTGATATTCTGGAAAACTCGAAGCAGCTACAAGCGCTTCAGGGTGGTCAACTGCAGACATTCTCTTCGAGGGCTTGGCAATGGTTCAGGCAGGCTGTCTTTACAGGAATGGGCGGGTTACTGACTCAGTTTCAGGTGCCTCCTCAAGCAGAAACAACACAAGCAACAGAATCCACAAGCGCGTCTGCGCTTACGAAGAGTACAGCTACTTCCCCAGTGATGCTTGTCGTAGAAGGCATCAATGATGCTATGCAGACTGTTGGTACCAGCATAGATAAGTTCGCTGAGACGATCAGTTCTAACATTGAACTGATCTCCAATAATCAGTTTTATCTTCCTGGTCGCTCAGCGGTAGGTGCGCCAGCGAATGAGATGGTAGGTGATATGAATTTAAGAACTGACATGTTCATAGACCAACGCTATATACCATCATCTTCTGACAATACAAACATTAACGAGAATCTTACTCTCAATATTACCAGTCCTACTGAAGTCGCTGATCCTGTTTATTTGGCTAAACGAATTGCATTTGAGAGGAAAACCAGGCGATGACACAGTTGTTGTCAACAAAACATCTACCTGGATATGGTTATGGCATTGAAGGTCTAGGGGCTTTCTGGGAATATAACGGACTCATCCTAAACGATCGTCGCTATCCTGATAAATATAGATTGATAAGCATCGCTGGTCTTGATGACGCCGATATTCGAGGTGTTTCCGTGAACAATCCATCAGCGTGGGGAGAAACACCTCTGAACACGCTTTATGGTGGAAGAACAATCGTGCTAGAAGGGGTAATTGAGGCAGGTAATCTTTTTAAATTGCGAGATATGCAAGATGATTTACGTCGAGCATTTAGTGAACTACACGAAGCGCCTCTCTACATTCGAACTGATCGTCCTGGATATCAAGAACGTTTCTTCCGCTCTCAGTCTAAGAACGATTTTCAGTTTTCTCAAGGAGGATCAATAGTAACCATGGGCGGGGGAGAGGTCGTTCGCTCGACCAATGCTGTTGTGTCGGGAATCGTAACTGCAGCAGACAGACGCTACGTTGATGTAGATACATATGCGTGTTTTCTTACTGGATCAAACTCATCTAGTTCTCGTTATGGCGTTATTGTTCGTGCAATTAATCAGTCAAACTATATCGTAGGTTACGTTGACGGAGCCAATGGAGATCTTATTATTGCAAAATGTGTCAATGATGTGCTTACCACTTTAAGTAATAATTCATCAGGACTTATTATCCCATCTAATGGATTGTTGTGGGTGCGCTTAAGAGCAGAGGGAAACAACATTACAATTGAATTTCCTGCAACTCCCTGGATTGGTGCAGCAAAAGAACCAGAAGATTTCTTAGGTGTTTTTGGTACACACGGCACACATACCTTAACTGGCGGGGATGCAACTACATTCGGATCAGGTGTTCGTGGATATGCTGGTTTATACTGGAGATCATCAAGTGTCGCAGAAAAGCTTTATCTACTGCGTACCAGACCGCGACCTAGCGGAGACAGAGTAATATTTTGCAGAAAAAGCGCCCCAATAGTGATGGATGAAAAGCAGGAAGACTTTACCTTCACTAGAAAATTTTTAGTGACTTTACGCTCTGCTCTCCCTACAATTCAAGCAGCAAAAATGTCTGAGCATAGTCAAATATTTCCACCTTCTCCGTATACATTCACTATTGAAAACGCTGGAACAGTTGCTGCATTACCTCTAATTAGACTTCACTTTCCGCAAAATGATTCAAGAATTACCAATTTAAATACCGGAGAAGTTTTTTCACTCACTGGTGCTCTGACTAATCCAGGATACTGGGAAATTAATAGTGCTAACAGAACAATATTTGAATATTCTCGTAGTCCCTCTATAGTTTACAATAAATATGGCATCATAGATGAAGGATCAATATGGCCTGTTATTTTTCCTGGAAAGTCAACATGGCGTCTAGAAACTGGACAGAATGATGTAAGCTTTGAGTTCGTTTGGCGTGATTCCTGGATTTAGAAGGGAGAACATTATATGGCGTCATCTCTAATATCTACACTTACTATTCCAGATCCTGGAATGCATTGCCATTTTATGGCGTTAGCAGGAAGCAGAATATGGGTGCTCTATAATTCAGGATCCAACTTAGAATTACGGTATTATGATACTAACTGGTCTGCCCCTATCGTTTTAAGCGCAACTTTTAACCGCTTGCCAGTTGGCTTGGAGATTTATAATGATGGTGGAACATATCGTTTGCGGGCTCTTTATGCTGGTGGCAATAACGCGTATATCAGTCTTTATATTAGGTCTATTAACGGTGGTGTAAATACAGGTACGCCTACTTCGCCAACGGCAGAATCAGTGATTCAAAGTGGAGGAGCAAACCCAGATCAAGGAACTTCTTGGGGGTATGCATTCTCTTCTCCGTCAGGAACAAACCCTCGATTGTGGGTTATTGGAAAAAAGTGGACAGCTATAGGAGTGACAGAAACTCGGGCTTGGTATGTTTCCTTAACAGGAACAACAGCAGACACTGGCTCCAACTGGGTTTCGACAAACTTTACGAATCTTGGCGCCAACTCTCCTTCTGGTATGCATGGGGTTGGCACTTATTGGACCATCGGCGGAAGTCCACGAGTAACACTACTTTTTGGAGCTGATACGACTCCTGCTATGTGCGAAGCTGTTACTTTCGACCCAAGCGTCGCAACGCCATCGCCTCCAGCTCCTACAAGCAACCTTTTTTCGTCGGCGTCGATGGATTGGGACGATTGGAATATTACTGGGCCACAATTATCAATTGCTTCGCCTGATAATAATTATATCGTTGCATGCGTACGAGATAGAATTAATGGAACAATTGAATTGTGGAAAAGTGTTGATGGTATTACGTGGACGCAGCCTAATGCTAACTGGCAAGGAATAGTCGCCGGACGTCATGCTCTCACAAAATCAAGTACCAATCTTTATCTTCTTCATACTGTAAGCTGGGGAGATCATGAAACATCAGTGCAAGGCTTAAGGCTTCGTAGAATTGTTAGCGCTACAAATAGTGTTGAAGCAGCAGCTACTTTCTCAGACACAGATGGCAATATTGTAACACTTCCATCTGATACGGGAGCAACGACGCTTTATGCAGCTTATCGCGCCGGAAACTCATCAGGAACATGGGCTCTTCGGTCTGACAGCATTGCTATTTCTGCTGGAGATACAACCGCCCCTGGGCCAGCAACAAATTTTACAGCTACTCCTCTTTCTAGTGGCACAGTGAACGCAATTGAAGCAACGATACCAAATGATTCAGATGTGTCTCAATTTGAAATAAGAATGTTAACTGGAGCAACGTATCCCAATACAACTCGCACAGATGGAGTAGTTATTGCTGGCCCTACCAACTGCTCCCCAGGGGAAACTATTTTTGTCAATCATACAAGTCTAACTGCTGGAACACGCTACCGTTATCGACTTCTTATCAAAGATACTACAGGCAACTGGCAAACTGTAAACTCTGTCACTGCAACAGCTGTCGCTAGCACTCCATTTGTTTTTCTACAACGTTATAAAGAAGATTTGACGCCTGTGTCAGATGGATTAACACAAGCTGGTAATAATCCTGTACTTGAGTTTCAAATGGCGGCATCTTGCTGGGAAACAGGTCAGGGTAATGCTCACGTTAGGTTGAGAAGGGGAGACGACAACTCTACGCCGCCCGAAGTTAATATTTCTGAAGAATTTTCTAAGACCGCTCCACTAGGACGTTTTCGCTATGAAGATCCAGCTGGTTCTGGTACATATCAAAATTGGCCTGCTAGTGGATTGCTTAGTGTATTTTGGGCACGTAAGTTTCGTTATTACTCTCAATTCACTACTGCTTCATATTTCTCTGCGCGAGCTGAGCAAAATACGTGACATCCCACTTATAGATGAATCTGGTGACTTCCCGGCGGATTCTACGTTTACCTAAGGGTAGTAAAACTTGGGATTAGTCACATATCGGGTAACAACTCCACCCAATCTAAGAGAGATTGGTTATCCTCCTTGCGGTTCTAATCATTATGCCAGTGTATTTTTATTCAGTGCCAGTCCTACGACACTATATCAAAGTCCAAATGGAGATGGTAGTGTTAATCGTTTTATCATGACTGATCCGCGAAAAACTGATCCAAGAACTGGAATTAAGGGTCATGATGAATGGTGGTTCGTGGTCAGCATGAAAGTAACTGCGGGATTTAAATATCCCTGGCGCTGGTTAAATTGGCATGACTGTGCTGGAGGAGGGGTTACACCATTTCCTTGGTATGGCGTCTCACCACTTGCATTTGATTATGTAGGGCCACATACCCATGATGATGGTCTTGTAGTATCTTCACCTCATTATGAAATTGTTGCTGAGTATGGTCCAGCAAACACTAGAGCGTCAATGATACTTCCCAAACCTGAAGATGGTCTTTGGCACGACTGGATTATTCGAGTAGTTTTTGGTAGAACTGATGGATCCAGTGTACGCCCTGGCGAACTTGATGTCTGGCTAAATGGAAATGATACCCCGGTTATCTCAAGACGAAATTACAATACACAAAGTGATGATCCAACAACTTGGGGTCGATATTGGATTAATCTATGGTGTGGTAATTATCATCCAGTGAGCCACTTGACGCCACCTTCAGCGCAAAGTGATTTTACATTGCCTCGCGTTGGAAAAACGTTGTTTGAAGCATTGGCTGATCGCCCGACATTTTATGGTACTGATGCATATAGTATTTATTATGGTTGTGGAACTAATTATGGAGATACCAGTTGGGAGCGTTTGGCTGATTTTAATGAGAATGCTTTTCGTGTACCTACAAGTCTCGGTGGAGTAACACCACCACCGCCGCCGCCACCACCTTTTATGAATATTGGTGCATGGTCTAGCTCTTCAAACATTAATTCGACATCATTTGTATCAACCGGTGACGAGCATAGTTCTGCCTGGTCTACCTCTACTCAAATCAACGCCGCACCTTTTGGTGCATTTCACTTTGGTTCATGGGCAACATCGTATAATATTAACGCTATTCCTCCTGATTTACCTCTTGAAGAACGGTACAGTCCATGGACATCTGCGCTGGCAGTAAATGCAGTCTCGCGATATGTCTATGGAGCTAACACCTACGGAACTGATTCATACGGTGGCATAGATCTATCTATTTTGCCTTTTGGTATCGCTTCTGAAGAAGCGTTCGGAACACTAATTGTCCCACAAAATATAACTGTTACTGGCATTTCTTCGGAGGAGGCGCTAGGAGCAGTTATTATTCAAATTTCCAGTGTTATTGTTGCTGTTACAGGAATAACTTCAGAAGAAGCTTTTGGAGCTATTCGTACTGATTCAGATGTCCAACCAGCTGGGATGGCTTCCCAAGAAGCATTTGGCGCCCCAAAGCTGAATATACAATTTTCTGTAGTTGGGATCACTTCAGAAGAAGCTTTTGGAGAAACCGCAACCAATCAACGTTTCTCTGTTACTGGCGTCGCCTCAGAAGAAGCTTTTGGAACAGTTACAGCCAAACTTGTTGTGTCTACTGCTGGAATTGGATCAGAGGAAGCCTTTGGAGCGCCAAAACTCAACGTCAGTTTCTCGGTAGTAGGAATCGATTCGCAGGAAGCGTTCGGAGCAGGAGCAGTAACTATTGGTCTAGCAGTCTTTCCTGCTGGAATCGCTTCAGGAGAAGCTTTTGGAACGCTTAAGCTAAATCAGAAATTAGTGATTGTAGGTATCACAAGCGAAGAAGCTTTTAGCATAATTGAACCTATATTGCCAAGTCAAATTACTGTTGTAGGCATCACTTCTCAAGAAGCTTTTGGAACAATTACTACTATACAACCTAACGTTATTTTCGCTATCGGTATCTCCTCAGAAGAAGCTTTTGGTCACATTTTTGAACCAGCAAGTTTTACTACTAAGCTAAAGCGTACACGATGGGAGTTTGTCTTAGCTAATTCTGATGATATGACACGAATTGGCTCTCTAATATTTGCTAGGAATAAGCAACTAACACTTGCTTTGAACGAACCAGGATCTGCTAATTTTACTATGCCAGTTAACAGCGACCTAGCTCAAGAAATTTCTCCAGTTGAACATTGCATCATGGTGTTACGGGATGATGAAGTCGTTTGGTCAGGACCTGTATGGACAATTGAAGAAAATTTGCCCGATGAAACAATGAATGTAGTCGCAGTTGGCTGGTTCGAAGAGCTTAATCATCGCTTCTTGCCTATAAAAATGATCTTCACAGACGTTGATGCAGCTACGATCGTGAACGATGCTATTTCCAGTTTAAGTACTTATTCTCCTCCCGCCCCGTATGTAAGAATTGGTTACACTGAACCAACACAAATTCGCTCTGCTACATATGAAAAGTTCTATAATATTGGTAGAATGATTAAAGAGCTTTCAGATGTTGAAAGTGGTTTCGACTTTATAGTTGATCCAATTACACGTACTCTAGAAATCTATGGACAATATATGACAGACAGACCTAATGCATTATTTGCTTATAACGTAGCGACTAGTAATATTCAAAATGTGCGGCGAATTAAAGATGGATCAATTCTAGCTAACTACGTAACAGTGCAAGGTGGCGCAGGGAGTTTGGCAGAATTTGCAGAAGATACTATAAGTGAGGCTCGTTACGGAAGACTCGAGGACTATATTACAATTGGAACAGTACAACAGGGGATCGCAGGAGCATATGCTGGAGTAGAAGTTGCACTTAGAAGTTTACCGCGAGTGTCTTGGGAAATTGTGCCAATGCCATATAGTGAATCTGTTCCGCAACCACGTCTGTTCAAAGATTATTACTTGGGTGACAAAGTCTATTTATCAGTTGATTATGGAAATATCAAGACAGAAAAACAGGCAATGCGAGTTTTTAAGGCAACACTTCAGATTGATGATGAAGACAACGAGCAAGTAGTTTCGCTTGAAACGGCGATATCGTGACCAGATCACTGCGACAGGAAGACTTATTTGCGTCTTTGGGCGAAATTGACGTCCGCCTAGCTCGTCTTGAGCATGTTGGAGGCAGTAACTCTATGCCAGTCGGTTCGGTGCTTGACTGGCCTTGGGGTGCCAGCGAGATCCCAGTTGGCTACGTGCTCCCTTATGGGCAAGCTGTATCACGTGCGACTTTTGCCGCCTTGCATCTTATCGCACAATCATCTGGCTATCCATACGGGGTTGGTGATGGATCGACGACGTTCAATCTTCCTGATTACAGAGGTCGCTCAGGAGTAGGTAAGGATGACATGGGAGGTACTGCCGCAAACAGAGTTACGATTGCTGGGGCTGGCTTAGACGGACGAATACTAGGGCTAGCTGGAGGCCAAGAAGCAGTCGTCATCACATCTCTTCAGATGCCTGCGCACAATCATTCAGCTACGAGTCCTAGCCACTCACATACAACACCGCTTGTTGTCGTTTACGGAGGAGCCCCATTTGGCACACCAGGCGGAGATGCAGGACAAACTGGATTCGCCATCAACGATGGCAACCTGATGACTTGGGCTGAAGCTGGTGGCAACTGGCCTTATCACTCTAATCAGACAGTGAATAAAACAACAACTGCTACTAGCGCTACTATCAATGTTAATAACACTGGTTCTGATCAGGCTCATCAAAACATACCACCAACGATCATAGTTAATAAAATAATGCGTGCATAATAATGTCTTCTATTATTCCTGAGCCACAAACTAATTTTGACTCTTTTATTCGTGATCTTTTTTCACGTATTGTTGAACAACAACGCACAATGACGTTTGATCTAGGCGCACCTAGCAAGGGAACGATCAAATGGGAAATGGGAATGACGCCAACAGGCAATCCTCAGATCACAGTTTGGTGGGTGCCACCCTCTTAAGCCATCGTCCATTATTGACCTAGGCGTAAACATGTTGTAAACTAGCTATCCATGATGGACGACTGGAACAAGGCTGAGCTAGCTCGAGTACGAGTAGAACGCCGAAGATTGCTTCTGATCAGATTGATGCAAGAACGCAGTCGCGAGTTGGGGCGACCACCGACGGCGAGAGACTTTGCGGGGGTGCGTGGCACGCACTACCCCAGCTATCTGACCTTCATCCGCGCGTTCGGCTCCTTCAACGCGGCCAAAACCGCGGCAGGGTTCGAGCCTAACAGTTGGAAGGTCAGATGAATGTACTAGTGATCGTGGGACGTGAGCTTGTGCTGGCAAGAAGCGCTTTGCCGCCAGGGGCTGAGGAGCAAATCTTGCATGCGCTTTCATTCGATAATCCAGAGAAAGAAAGCGCTAAGCGTGAGATGATCTGGAACTGGGAGGGAATACCAAACACGATTGACCTTTGGAGGCTAGACAGAAACTTTTTACGCCTCCCCCGTGGCTTTGCGTCAACGCTGAGGGTAGGGCTGCAAATGCACGGAGTAGGAGTGGAATTTGTTGATGAACGCACAAGCGCACCGTGTGATTTCTCTGAGCTGTACGAGCCACGGCTTTGGGAACATCAGAAAGTTGCCATCAAAGAGATGGCTGCTCATCAGCAGGGGATCTGGCAAGCTCCTACTGGAGCCGGGAAAACAGTCGCAGTACTTGCCTTAGCGCGTAAACTAAATCAGCGCGGCCTCATCCTTGTCGGCCTTACCAATATCGCTGAACAGTGGCGGCAGCGCGCAAGAGAACATCTTGGCTGCGATATGGGGTTGATTGGGGATGGCTGGTGGCAAGAGCGTGATCTTACGGTAGCGATGGTGCAGACACTCTGGAGCAAGCACGAAGAGCTAGAACAAAGTGGCTGGTTTGACCAATGGGGCGCCGTCTTTCTCGATGAGTGTCAACATTTGTCTGCTAGTACCTACCAAAGCATTTTGTCGAAGATGTCTGCTCGCTACCGAATCGGTGTCAGCGCCACCCCGGAACACTCAGAAGGAATGCTACCGCTAGCAGAGGCTGTACTAGGACCAGTGTTCCACGTGACAAGGGAGGAAGATCTATTTCAAGAAGGAATTCTCGTAAAACCAAAAGTTATAAGAGTCGATACTAATTTCTTTCATCCCTTCTGGCCGACACATCCGGCAGGAAGTAATGGCAGGGATTGCGGTTATGAAGATTGCAAGAGATATGGTCGAAGAGTCCACAGAAATAATTACCAGGACATCTTAACTGCATTAACCAGAGATGAGACTCGTAATCGTTTAATTGCTGAGCTAATTGCGCAAGAGACGCTGGCGGGGCATGCCTGCATGGTATTGAGTCAACGTCTTGAACATCTACAACGTCTAAAGCAGCTGGCAATTAAAAATGGCTTATCTCCTGGAAGAGCAATTGATCTTACTGGAGCGCAAGATAGAACAGAAAGATTAGCTATTGCTGAGTTTGCTGACGCTGGTCGAGTTGCTATATTCTCGACTATTGGCGGCGAAGCGCTTGATATTCCGAGACTTGACAGACTTTTTCTCGCTTGGCCGTATAAGGCAGCAACACCTGTCACGCAACGGATAGGAAGAATAAAACGACGACATACAAAAAAGAATGATGCCATCATTTACGACTTTGTCGATGAGGGAATAGCAAAAGGACAATATGCTTCTCGAATTCGAGAAGTTTATTCTCCACAAAATTTAGCTATTTATACTAAAGATGGCATCGGGAGAGAAATAAGGGGAACACACGGTGACGATCGACAGGATAGAGCGAATTTACATCAGCGAGGCAGCGAAGCTGCTGAACAGGCGACCGCACACGTTGCGCGCCTGGGGCTACAGTAAGAAGTTCCCACAAGCGCTACAGCCTTACCGATCGGTTGACAACAGGCGCTTCTGGACCGCTGAGCAGATCAAGGCCATCCTTGAGTGGATTTCACAAGAGGATTTCAGACCTGGCAGCGGTTTACCTCATTATAAGCCGACTCACGAAGAGATTGACAAGCATCTCCGCAACATCCGTTCGCGTAAAAGTGGACAGCGATAGAACCGCTTGCGACCCTACGTATTTTTGGGCGGAACCTGTGGAAAACATGATTTTTCTTTCTTTTCCACGTGTTCTGTGCTATGATTAAGACACACACTCGAGGAAAGGAGTAAGATGTCAACCACGGAGAGCGTTGACCCCTTCGCGCCGTCAATGCCTGACGAGGCGGGGGAAGAGACGCCAAAGCGTAAGCGTGGTCGTCCGCGCAAGGGCGAAGAGCGTACGACTGAGTACGTTGTCTTGAAGGAGACAGGCGATAGGAGCTACGAAGAGGTCTCGACGCTGCGCGCAGCCAATGCTGATATCGCGATCAAGTTGGCGCTAGAGCTGGCTGAGCTGTCTGAGGGGACATATGTAGCGACACCGTTGCGTTCTTGGAATCCGATCACTGTACGCACAGAGAAGGTCACTCGCTTCGTCTTCGGAGAGAGTTAGATGCCTACCGCGGCGCCTGTCCCTTCACCGGGACAGGCGTTCACGGATGAAGAGGGTCGACCACTAGCTCGTGTCTGCGTGCAAGTCTCAGAGCTTTTCGGTCTTCCTCAGTACAGCAACGTTACGATCGGCCCGATTTTGATCGAACGTTGGGTGAAAGATACGCCTTCTGAGCGACGAGCAGGCTTAGAGGAGTGCGCAGCTGAAGTAGAAGAACAGCTTGCAATTCAGAGAGATGCTGTTGTTTCGCTTGTTAAAAGTGCTACGCCAGCGTAGTGATCGAAGATGAGAGAAAGGTGCGGGTAGGCTTAGCAATCGCTCTATTGGAACCATGCTTGCTATGTCTTAGCCGTGACACTTTCTCTTACTGCGTCATGGTAAAACCCCCTCGTTATTTTTCTCTTTGTCGCGATTGCTTTGAGCTTGAAAACGTTGAAGAAATGATTACGGAGGAATTAGGGTTGCAGTGAAGATAGCGATCTTCACACCCACTAAACGGTGGGGCGGAATCGATGTGAGCGTAGACGCGATTCGCAATCAACTCGGACAGCATGATCTTATCTGGATCATTGGAGACGATCACTTGTCCGCAAGAGCTAGTCTTTACGACGAAATCTCACGCGATCTCTGTCCTATTGTTTACTTTGATACTTCTAAAAAACGTGAAGGATACTACAGTGAATTACCACGTTGGTACAACATGGGTTTTGAACTTGCGATGGAGCTTGACGTAGAATTATTTGTTTCATTACAAGATTATATTTGGCTACCGCCTGGTAACTTAGAGAAGTTTGTCTTTCATAGCGGAAGCATGGACTCACTATTAACTGGTATAACGCATATTACAAATAATCCAGAAGTAGAAAAAGTTATTGATCCGGAAGGACTGTATACAGTGTTTGTCGATCCGTTTATCGGACCTCCAGACATCAACAGTTTACTCTGGCGTGATGTGCGTAGTTATAAACTACAATCGGAATTAGATATCTGTTTTATTAACCCAATTAGCTGGGAATTGAATTGGGCTGCAATACCTATGAATGCAGTGCGAGATGGATTACGTTTTGATGAAGACTTTGGTCGAGGACAAGCTTATGAAAATCAAGCATTAGCTGCTGAAGCTGAAACAATGAACTATTCACTTCTTATGATAGGTAATAGCGTAGCATACTCCTTGCCACATCGTCTTTATTTTGCTGATGAATGGGAGGAACAGATTCCTCATCAGCAGGCTAATAAAATCATTCTTGACGATAAGTGGTCATTGTGAATGGCCGTCTTCTTCTGTGCGTATCCCGTTATGGCTTCACTAAAAACTATGTCCGCGACGCATTATCTGAGATGATGTTGGCTTGCGTACGTGGAGTGGAAAATGTAGACGTCATCTGGGCTGGCGATTATCCAGGCGACGAAATTCAACTTCCTTCCGGATTACAAATGGTTGAAGATATCGTTTCTTATGCACGCGAAGAGACGCGCGAACTTGCAATTGAAAATGGCTATGACAAAATGCTTTGGCAAGGGATGGACGCTCTCTATCGCAGTCAGGCTGATTTTCAGGGGTTAATCAGCCACGATCTCCCAATCGTTTCTGCTTTGATTAGTGGACGCACAGACGTTAGTTTGGCTTGTGCGCGCAGATGGGTCATACGAGATGGCTCTCTAACTCAATGCCAGGACGATGTTCCTCAAGAGGAACTTTTAAGTGGCGATCTTGTACCGGTCGGCTGGCCGAGTACAGATAACATGGTCATTAGAAGTGAGTGCTTCGAAATTGATGTTTCTGAGCGTCCAAGATGGTACGAGCAACAGCCAGGACCAAAGTTTGGTAACTCAATAGATGAAAATGCGGCGACGGGAGTCATTGAACATGGTGAGTGGTTTTGCTTGGAAGCTGCTAGAAACGGTTTTCAGTCCTGGATAGACACTGTTGTACGCGTAGCTCATGTGCATGAAAGTGGAGCACCTGATGGTAGCCCTCTTGCGAGAATCTATCCAGATTTAGAGTTACCTCTGAGTCGTTTACAAGAATGGGCATTATGGTAAGACTGCGCGACGATACAGATAAATGTACAGCGGTAGATGTTGAATATGGCTTCCATCTCCCACCAAACTGGCTTAAAGACGTTAAACTGATCGTTGATCTAGGCGCTAATATCGGCCTAACGATGATCGATTACTGTAAAAAATTCCCAGAGGCCAAAGTAATTGGCGCGGAACTTGATCGAGGCAACTGGGAGCTTGCTGTAGAGAACTTAACCGCTTACAAGCAAGCGACTGTCTACAACATAGGTATCGCCATTTGGGACGGCTGGTGTCGCTACGATTCTCCTGCAACAAATATGCACAACATCGTGCAGGCAGAAGATTCAGATAAAGGTCAAAGCTGTTTAACGCTCGATTCTTTTCTCGACTTCGCAAATCTAAGTGGTAAAACTATTGATTTTATGAAATTCGACATTGAAGGTATGGAAAGAAGTTTATTTGAGTCTTCTATTAACGCACAATGGATCAAACAAGTACGTTGCCTCAGCGTTGAGACACATTATGAGTACGAACCACTTGAGTGTCTTAGAGACATTGCTGCATTAGGCTTTGAGACAGAGATGGTTACGATGAAAGGTCCCAATATTGAACATTGCATCGAGTTCGGTTTCAAGCGTGAATGGATAGGCTAGCTTGGCAATGGGAGTGCGTCTCTCGAACAGAAGGTGTCGTTCTGAATGTCGGCTCGAAAGAAGATCCCGCTAGACTCAAAGCAAGCTTTGGTGCTCGCGTTCTCAATTGCGACATCTTAGAGACAGACTTTGATATGGGCGGCTCCATCGCAATCGATATAGTGATGGATGCCACCAAGACTTGGCCGTTCGAAGACAATTCAGCAGAACTCGTGGTGATGTGTGAGATCTTGGAACATCTTTCTCGTTCTGAAGCTACTCGAGCGCTAACAGAAGCCTCAAGAGTTGCACAAAAACTTTGTGTTACTATTCCCTGCGACGATCAACTTACAAACTGGCGTTCAGTAGATGAAGCAACTCTACCGCCAGTCCCGCGAGAGCATCTTTTCGGGTGGGACAGAGAACTCATTGAACTCGTGATGAAAGAATCAAGTTGGAACATCAAAGAGTTATTCCAGGATGAAGAACGTCGTGAAGCCTACTCTATCTGGGCGATAAGAGCGTAAATTATGCAGCTAGAACTAGGATCAGGGGACCGTCCATATCCTGGCTATACGCATCAAGATATTCGCTCGCTGCCTGATATTGAATTCATTTGCGACGCACGAGACATTCTTAATTATGTACCTGCTAATAGCTGCACCAAAGTGCGAGCCTGTCATCTTTTAGAGCATTTTAGTTACACAGAAACAGTCTCGATATTAAGAATTTGGTGGCAGTTGTTGAACACAGGAGGAAGTATATATTTAGAAGTGCCTAATTTAGAGTGGCAAGCAGAAGCGCTTCTTAGTGGAGAAATTGACGAAGAAATGGCTGTTTATTATATCTTTGGCGGTCATCGTAAAGACGAGTTTGATGTTCATATGGCGGGATTCACAACGACGTTGCTCAAGAAGAAAATGCGAGAAGCAGATTTTGAAAATATAACACTTGTAGCTGATGGTGACCCACCTGCTGTTATTTGCGCGGAAGGTTATCGACTAGCTTAATAAAAAAGGAATGATAATAATGGTAGAGCCATTAACGAAAATAGAAGCTACAGCATTTTCACAAGAGCGAACAGAAAATGCTATAGACAGTCTAGTTCAAGCAATTAATGTTAAACTTCAGGAAGAATGGACTCCTGGTGGTTCGGTAGAACTCTTAGAAGGAGCCGCAGATTCAGAATTTGGTAGAATTCTCAAGACTTGTCGCTTGAGAGCTGGGCGCACAGCCGTTCAACAAGTAGCACAGCAATTCCGCGATGTTGGTTGGACCGTGACGATAGCCAACGACAACGTAACATTTAGTTAGCTCCATTCCCAAGAAGAACTGACTCCCGGCACTTGTCCGCGAGCGACCTCGTCCAAACACAGGTCGCAGAGGTACACCCGGATGCGCTTGGGTTGCCTATCGAATGAGGCCCAGACCAGCCACTCGCGACCGCTTTTGTGGTCGCTGCCGCACAACTCGCAGGCGTAGGGCGCGCTCATGGCCGCTTGAGCAGGTTAGGAACATCGACGTTCAGCGGTGCATCGGAGTAGACCCAATCCAGCGTCGTCTCAACGAGAACGCCTTGAGCGGTAAAGAAGAAGATCCCAGCCGAGCCGCCCTCGTTCTCGCCAAAGGAACCGTCGTCGCCAACCGACGGCACGATAGTATCCTGGTCCTTGCTTGCCTCCCACGTCTGTACCAAGTTCGTCATCTGCGACTGCGTTGAGCTGATCTTTCCCTTGACCACGTAGTAGCCGACGAACTTGCCGAATGACATCAGGTACAGGTAACCGATCTTCTGCGGCTTGTTGAAGCGTAGAAGCCGCTCGCGCAGATTGCGCCGCTCGAGCGAGTCGCGCATCTGCGCCTGCGGATAGGGCACTGCGGCGATCTGCTGCTTTGCGATCGAATCTGACACAAGCTCTTGCTGCTTGAACCAGTCCGGCTTGCCAGCAAACGCATAGCTAGCGCCGACCACACTGACAATCAGAATCGCACTCGCGATGATGATGAACCTTCTCATTTCGCCCTCCTAGCGACAGTCAGCCGGATCGAGGGTCAGGGGAAGACCGGCCGATTTCCAGATGCGAGCCGTGTACTTGCGTGACTCGGCGTTGAACTGCTGGGCAGCGTCAACGCAGGTCTGGCGAAGGCCGAGGAGTTCGGTCTGGCGCAGCCCAGCATTGACGCTATCCCCTGTCTTTGCTGCCTGCGTTAGCGCGCCCTCGGCGATGGCGATCTTGCTGAGGTAGCCTTCATAGTCGGCGGCGAGTTGCTCGAACAACTCCTGCTTCTGGATGCGATTTACCGCCGATTGACGTTGCTTGATCGCATTCCCGGCGCCTCTGATATCAGCCGTGAACACGCCGAAGACCCAAAGGCCGATGCCGATTGAGCCGAAGAGCAGAATCAGCGCGAGAACCCAGACCGCAATCCAGCCAAAGGCGCGGGGTTGCGATGGATAGCTGTTCATGGCGTGCTGCGCAGCATCTCGTAGCGGACGCGGCCGATCAGCTCGTCGAGATCGTCGAGCGTCTGCGTGTAGGTGCGGTTGAGCGGCGACACCTCGGCGATGGCGCCGATCAGCCGGTAGGCCGCGAGCAGGGAATCAAGGTGCTCGCTGTCGACGCGGATGCAGACTTCGTCATCTGTAGTGGCCATCTACGATGACCTCCTTCTCCGCCGATCCGCATTTGTATCTCCAGGAAGAGCGGATCGGCGGAAGATCGTGGGTGAAGGAGACGCCGCCCTCGAGGGGGAGGGTGAGAGCGGCGCCATCAGGAACAGCGCCTATGACCTCTTTCTGAGATCATCGAAACGTTTGAGGGCTGCGGTGAGCTTGTCGAAGGCGTCAAGAACTTCAATGTACGCCTTGACCTCAGCAGTGATGTCTGGAGTCTCGCCTAGCAAGACCTCTAGCTCGGCTATCGCTTGACGCATGTCACTCTCTCCCGGCCAAGTGTGAGTGATGCTCATGAGTCCCTTCCGCCGTAGACAAAAGATGACAATAGTTCTCTAGGCCGGTAGCTCGAATGATGATAAACTGGCGGGTCTGATGTGGTGGCTTGGGACACGTTCTTCGCAGCTACCCGCTCAACATCATGAAAAAAAGGGGGGAGCGAGAGCCGCACGGGCTTCGCTCCCCCTTTTGTCATCCATGTAACCCGCGCTGAGAAGGAGGCACCATGACTAATAGAAAATCCCCTCAGGTTGAGTTCGTTATGGATGAACTCTTGCCGCTGATCGAAGTTTCTAGGCGTCCAGAGTATCACGTTCGGACAACCACGAGGTTCGTGCAGCACGTCATGGACACGGCGCCGTTCCTGCGGTTGCCCGAGTTCTACCGGAAACGATTATTGCAGATCCTGCTTCGCTATGCAAGCCCAAAAATGGGTTTTGCTGTTTACACCAGTATCAGTCGGATCGCAGGCGATCTCTCGATCAGCGAGCAGGCGGTGAGAAGAACGTTCCGCCTTGCAGAGCAAACCGGGTTGATTCAGCGTCAGCACATCTGGCGCTGGCGTAGCCTAACACACAAATGCCGGAGCCACGGTGTGATCTACGTGAGGCCGGAGGCGTTCCAAGATGGTCCCCCGACCCGTCGCAACGGACGCTACCGGACGGCTAAAGAGACGGTTGCTAGGCAGTATTTGTCTGCACAGAAGGCAACAGAAGAGTTGTTCCGGTCGCCAGAGAAGACAACAGCCATGAACACTATGGATGAACACTATGGCAGCGATCTCATGAACACTATGTACGAGACTTCCCCTACGGGGAAGGAAGAACACGAGACTCTTGGTTCTAACGAACCAAGAGAACGAGACACGCGCGCGCGAGAAATTCAAATTCCGGCCACTCTCTCATCCACCTTCCTAGTAACGAGCGAAGCTTCGGCCTCGCTCTGCTCGGCCTCAGTTCGCTCCTTCCTAGAAACACGCGAAGCTGTGGAAGCTCGGCAAGCTTCAGCCGGTGACATTTGCTCTAGGAAAAGAAACGATGTTAGCAGTTACCAACTTAGTATAAATCAGGAAGAGTACTGGGATGAAGAAATTGAGGAGGAGTATCATAAATTTAAAATGGAGAGTGATGCTTATAATACTCATAATACAATAATAATGGATGTTCTTGATGATTTAGAACAAGAGTTAGTGGGGAGAGATATGACAGAGGATGAGTTGAAAGAGGCTTATGAAGCTTATATTTGTGAGAAGTATGAGCAATTGAGGGAGTGCAATATCAATCTTGAGCGAGATAAAAAGATTGAACAAGCTGTAATAAGGAAAACAGCTTGTGAAGATAACATGTGGAAAACGTTGGCTGAAGAAGATATGGTGGCAGAGAAGGAAGAAGAGGAAACATATGCAGAGCAAGCGACAGAACTTCAGCGTCCTGCTTATTTTGTTCAACCCTTATCAGAGCCACCTACGCGCCCTGAGTTTAGAGAGCCAGTAGGAAGCTTTATGGATGAATTCGAACAGTTTCTTGTGAGTGGCATACCTGAAGAGGAAAGAAGGCGGCAAAAGTTTATAACGCTTGGAGAGCCAGAAGACAGTTGGCTTCCTGATGGCATTATTTATCCTGAGAAAGAGGAGCCTGGTTGGCTTCCTGATGGTAATACTTCAGTGGAGAAATGGTGATAGGTGATATTGAACACAGGCTTCTCTCGAAGTGTGTTCACACCGGGATGCTGGAAGAGCTTATTACGTATGGTGTGGAGGAGCACCATTTTAAAGATTCTGCCTGCGCTAAAGTTTGGTCCCATCTTGTTGAATACAAGCGTCAGTACAATGCTTGTCCATCGATACGAGCCGTTACAGATGCTTTTCCTGATTGGGAGCTTCCAATTGTTTCTGATCCTCTGTCTTACGTTAGAGATTGTTTTTTTCGTGAGGTAAAACGTAGGATGGCAATAGAATCGCTTCGTGAAGTAATACAGGCAACAGAAGATGAGCGAGTGAACAATATTGACTCAATTTTTTACGATGCGGCGCGACAATTAGCTAAAGCGCTTCCTAGCTCGCTTGTTTCTCAATATAAACATGCTGACACAAGGCTAGCAAAATATCTTGAGCGGACCAGTCGTGGACTCACTCTAGGTATACCTACTTTTAATGAATTAACGCTGGGGATACGCCCGCATGAATATGTGTCTATTGTCGGATGGCAGGGATCTGGAAAATCGTCGCTATTGTTGCACATTTTTTTTAGCGCCTACTGCGAAGGATATAAACCTCTCTTGATTTCATTAGAGATGGAAGCATCTGCTATCTTGAGAAAACTTGATGCAATGGCTGCTAGAGTTGAATATAGAGCACTTAAGTCTGGCAATCTTGAAAAAAACGATATTGAACGACTGCAAGCAGCCGCTGAAAAAGCTAAAAATGCTTCTAATGATATTATCATACTTGATAATTTGGGAAAGGCGACGGTTGATAGAGTTTACGCAGAAGCTGTAAAATATAGACCTGATTTAGTCGGAATAGATTATATTTCTCTGCTTGACGCTCCTAAAACTTCTGGAGCTTCGCTTTGGGAGCGAGTCACACACATCACTGGTCAATTGAAGTGGAGCGCACGCTCTCTTCGCATTCCTTATTTTGGCGTCGCCCAGACGAATATTGCCAGCTTTAACGTTGGCGCTCAACTTGATAATATTGCTTATGCAAGATCAATCGGACAAGATTCTGATATTGTTTTCGGTCTTCATCAAACGAAAGAGATGCGAGAAGAAAAAAGGATGGAAGTAAGAATTCTAAAAAATAGAGACGGCGATCTCTGCCCTCCAGTATTGATGCACTGGGACATGGAATATATGGACTTTTCTGAATGGTCGCTAGAAAAATCGTTTGCTCCAAGAGTCGTTAACGGAGGTGCATGATGCTAAAGGCTCCTTATGATGGACGTTGTTATGTGTGTGGTGAAGATATTTATGAGGGCGATGATATTGATTATTTTGAAACAGAATCTGATCTTTGGGTGCATATTGAATGCGCTATTGATCTGCCACTGCTTGATGAAGAAGAAGAGTATGGGTTCAGGGTCGGGGACGTACTGTAGGAACTTATAACGAAGGTGTGACTTGTGGACATTGCTTCTATTGATGTGATTGATATGTTGGAGTCGTTGGGGATCAGAAATATCTCTGTTGTAGGTTCGAATAGAGGGTTGCAGGCGAATTATAGTTGTCCATTCCCCGATCACAGACGCGGCGATCAAAATCCTAGTGCGGCCATGAGTCTAAAAACAACAGCTTTTAAGTGTTGGAGTTGTGGCGCACAAGGGAACGCTATTACGTTTCTTGCTGAGCTTGAAGGCTGTTCTCCTCTTCTCGCTGCTAGATGGTTGCGTGAGCGCTATGAAAACGGCTTCAAAGAGTCAGCGAGCAGTCTGTTGGATGAACTTGAGGCAATCCTTCGCCCGAAGCGAACAGCCTCGGAGGAGGTTGTACAGCCTCTTCCAGAAGTCTTCTTGCAGGAACGGGCGACAGACTGGAGCGCCGCTGAGGAAGCTTGGCGCTCTGGCGTACGTGTTCCTGGCTGGGTTTCATATGCCTTCATGCGTGGCTTCTCTGCCGAGATCCTGGATCGACATGAGTTTGGTTGCGATCCTCTTACCGGCAGGCTCTGCTTCGCTCTACGCGATCACATAGGACGGTTGATCGGTTTCAAGGCGCGAACACATGTTCTCGATGAGCAGCCTCGATACAGGGTGCTTGGTGATCGTGAGGGCGGTCCGGTTCGATACGGCTTCCCTCTGCCAGCGTTAGCTGGCCTCGTGTACGGCCTTCATTCGGCTGATCTTGGCTCCGGCGCGCTTGTTCTCGTCGAAGGGGAGCTGAATGCTGTCGCTCTGCGTCAGGAGGGGATCGCCAACGCTGTGGGACTTCCTGGGAGCTACCTCTCAGATCAGCAGCTTAAGCTCCTGCGCTCTTACTGTGAGCGTCTCGTCTTGCTCCTGGACGCTGATGAGGCGGGAGAGATCGCGCTCTATGGCAGTCGTTGGCGCCAGGGAATCGGAACGAGACTCTCTGCCGTCATGCCTACTGCTGTTGTTGATGGCGGTGGCTTTGATCCTGCGCAGCTACGTGACGGTGACTATTGGCGAGAGCGAATTGCTGCAGCAAGGTCGTTTCAGCTACTTGAGCTAGAGCGATTGCTTCATCTGTAGTCAACAACCGCAATTTGCGAGAAGTTTGCCCTTGCGCTCGCTTTGGTCATGTATCAAGATATAAGAAGACAGTGTGCGGGTGATGGCTCGAAAATGGCGTCTTGCCAGTTGGTTGTGCCTTCATTTCGCGTAATAGTATTAAATCAGGACGGAAGGAGTATCATGCCACAGGGATTTGACGGCGTCCGACAGGCAGCTGCAGAAAGAAATGCAAAATTGGCGTCTGGCGGCGGTGGTAAGTTTTTTAGATTGAGAGACGGCGAAAGCGCCGTCGTTCGTTTTTTGGAGCAAGACGAAGAAGTTGTTTGGGCGTGGTGTCATGAGGTGCCGCGAGGAGATGGACGCAAACCTGGAGATCATATCCCTTGTCGCGATCAGCAACGGAAAGGCGAAGCTTGTCCAGGTTGTGCTAACCAATATTCTCGTCGTTTTCGTGGTTGGGTAAATTTGATTTATCGTGATGCTCCGGTCGCAAAACGCGATGAACAAAATAATGTTGTTCGTGACGCGATGAATCAAGTTATTTTCGAAGGGAGAGCAGATCAGATTTTTACTTGGGAGGCTGGAATTACCGTTTTTGAAGAGCTTGACGGTAAGAATGCAACCTACAAAGGTCTTACAACGAGAGATTTTCGGATCGAACGTAGGGGTGCGAATATGAATAATACGAAGTATTACATCGAGCCTGTTGTCGGTGAAGATGGAGAGACACGGGCTACGCCGATGTCCGATGAAGATCGTAAGCTTGCAGAAGCTAAGCCTGATTTGCGCGAACGAGCGACACCCCCGTCATTGGATGATTGGGGGAAGGGGCAAACTGCTTGGCAGGCACAAAGTTCTTCGAGCGTACAACATGAAGTGAATCCTTTTCTCGCGACAAGAACGTAGTTAATATGGCGCGAGAATTGGTTATTACTTGTGGCATGCAAGGATTTATATCTACTTGGATGCTTGTCAGTCAGATTGAAGCATTTGAGTGGTTATAGAAAAACTTCTTCAGGAGACGTATGCACGCGAACCGTGGAAGCTGCTTGTTTGCTGCTATCTCCTGAAAGGGTTGACACGGCGACAAGTAAGCGTCGTGCTAGAAGCTGGTCTTTTTGAGGCGTTCCCCCTCCCGAAGAGACTGGCAGAAGCCAATCCGAGAGAGTTGGCGGCGCGATTTGTTTTGCAGCGTGAGCAAGCTAATGTGCTAGTCCTGCTCTCTCGAGATTGGCTGACAGTCACTATGCGAGCGCAGAATGCTGAAAGGAAGCTTCCACCAGTAGAAGCTGTCGCGCAAATGTGCGGCGTTGATGCTAGAGCGCTCGATTCATACAGAATCTTTGTCTTGGGTGAATTGGTTGAGCGGATTGAATCGGAAGACCCTGGTCTGCTTGCCTGGGCGGAAGATGAGCTTGATCGCCATGTTCGCTGGTGTGGAAGTTGCGATGGCAAAGAATTTTTATGTGATGAAGCATCTTGGCTATATGGTCTTGTGTCGCGATGAATCGTAAAAATAATCAAATATCATCATTGCTTTTTTGTGATCTTGAGACTTCAGGGTTGCGTCCCGAGATAGATCATATTTTAGAAATAGCTTTTGTGCTTACTGACGAAAAATTGAATATAAAAGCAGAGATGGAAGCTATACAGCGCGTTCCTGTTAATATGTTGGAGATGACTTCTGAAGTGATTATGATGCATAGCAAGAGCGGATTGTTAAAAGAAGTTGTTACTGGTTGTTTGCCAGAAGTTTTCTCTGAGACAATTAGAACATTTTTAAAATCTATTTCTACTGACTTAGAAAAGAAACCGTTGTTAGCTGGTTCTGGAATTCACTTTGACCGGGCGTTTTTGGTTGAAAAACTGCCATGGGTTCTTGATTATGTTCATTATAGAAACCTTGATGTCTCTACGATTCGTTCCTGCTGCAAGATGTGGCTTCCTAATCTCGTTCGTCATGAAGGTTCTCCACATAGAGCAATGGCTGATTTGCGGTTGTGTATCAAAGAATTAGCGTTTTATAGTGAAAAGTTGTGGAAGGTGAATGTTAATGGCTGAAGCATGGGCTTGTCGCGGGTTGCGATGTGTTCAATGTGGGTTTGTTACCTTGTTAGGCGCTGGAATGTATCCAAGAAATTTTTCGCATTGTCCAGAATGTGACTCCAAACAGTTTAATGATTTAGGTTATATTGGTTTAGAAAGCGTATCTGCTGAAAAATTAACACGCGGACAGATAGTATCTATGCCAATGCCAGCGATAAAGGTTTGGGACTCTGATAGAAAACCAAAGTAATGATAACGCTTAGCGTGATAACAATGGATTATTTAGAAGAAGCGAAGAAATGTATCTCTTGCGGAGGGCAAGTTGATAGCTGTTTGATTCGTTTGGGATCAATACTTTGTTCGTTCTGTCGTCGCGCTACGTGGGTAATAGTAAGTAGCGATCATTGATTGCTAATCATTCGGATTAAGAGGAGATTAGGTGGGCTTCGTTCATCTACATGCGCATTGTGATTATTCACAGTTAGATGGCTGCGGTAAGGCTCGTTTACATGTGGCACGTGCTGCAGAGTTAGGACACGAAGCTATCGCGCTTACGGATCATGGCACGATGGCCGGGATACTTGAACATCGTGAAGCTTGTGATGAGTATGGGCTGCGTTCAATTCCCGGCATTGAAGCTTATTTTCGCGAAGATGCAAAACAACATAATAGACAAAATCGGCGTGCGTATCATCTTGTGTTGTTGGCGATAAATATGAATGGTTGGAAAAATCTAATTAGACTAAGCACGGCTTCCTATAGATCAGATTATTTTTATTATAGACCTTGTGTTGATTGGGATCTGCTTGAGCGTTATTCTGATGGGCTAGTAGCTTTCACGAGCTGTCTTAGTGGTTTTATTCCCGCCATGCTTCTACAGGGGAATGAAGAAGAGGCGGTGACTGCGCTTAAGAGGATGGTTTCGATCTTCGGTGATCGTCTTTTTGTGGAGATTCAACCGCATGATATTCCTGAGCAGAAGGTCGCTAATTTGCATTTAGCCTCCTTCGCGCAAAAGTATGGTCTTCCTTTAGTAGCTACTTGCGATGTTCACTACCCTTATGAAGAATGGGCAGGCACACATGATGTGCTTGTGATGTGTAGCACTGGGCAAACTCTTAAGACAAGGGAGGCGGCAAGAGAAAAAGGCGACGATTATCTTTCCTTCTCTGGAAATAGTTTTTATGTTATGTCTAAAGAGGAAACGTTAGCTGCTTTCGCTCATCATCATCCAGAGCTACCAGCTCACTTAGTTACAGAAGCAATAAGTAATACCAATCTTATAGTGTCGCATTCACATTTTCTTGAGTTGGATCGTAGTCCCAAGATTCCTCGTTTCTCTTCTCAAGCTGGTAACTCAGAGCAAGCATTGAGAAGTTGGTGCGAAGAAGGGCTGAAAAGACTGCATAAAGAAGATGATGCTCAATATCGAAAGAGAATGGAAGAAGAACTCGATGTTATGCGTCGAATGGATTCTCTTTCTTATATGGCTATCATTGCTGACGCAGTGAGATGGGCGAAGTTTGAGGCGCCAGGACGACCAATTGCAGTTGGAGCGGGGAGAGGGTCTGCTGCGGGGTCGTTGGTCGCCTTTCTCTGTCGTATTACTTCTGTTGATCCGATCGGGCACGAATTGTTGTTTGAGCGTTTTTTAAACGAGCATCGAGCAGAACAACCTGATGTTGATATTGACTTTCAGCATGATCGGCGTAATGAAATCAAATCTTATCTTGCTGATCGCTGGGGGCGAGATAATGTCAGTGATATTGCTAGTTATGTTACGTTTGGTATGCGGACTGCAATTAAGGATGTCTCTCGAGTGTTGAAAATTCCTTTCCCTGAATCTGCGCACGTCACTTCGTTGTTGGAAGGTGTTGATGGAGACACAACGCTTGAAACGGCGCTTAGTATTTCTGGCGTAGCAGCTTTTGCTGAAAAATATCCGCATGTCTGGAAACATGCTGTCAGGATTGAGGGACAGACCAAGACTAACTCCCGTCATCCTGGTGGTGTTGTTGTAGCAGATAGGCCGATTTATGAGTATATGCCCACGATGAAAGCGAAAGATGGTCATGTGATCACACAGTGGTCGCAGACGCCAATTGTTAAATATGGCTTTGTAAAAATTGATGTATTAGCTACTGATGCGTTGACTAGACGCGATTATGCAATGGGGCTAATAGAACAACGTCATGGAATAAAAATCGACTTTGAAGACATTGATAGTTTTCCTGTCATCGTTGATCAAGATGCTGCTGAAAATGATGTAATTGATGCTTTCGGCCACGGAATGACGTTGGGTGTTTTTCAGTTTGAGTCATTGGGAATCACCGGCTTGCTGCGACAAATCAAACCTACAAGCTTCACTGATCTTGTTGCTGCAAATGCATTGTATCGTCCAGGTCCTCTTGATTCAGGTACTGCCTATTTGTATGGAGATAGAAAAAATGGAAGGAAGCCTTACGATCTTGATCAATGGGGACCAGCAACGCCTTTTGTAGAACGTACGTACGGGATTATTGTCTTTCAAGAACAGGTAGTTCAAGTGACTTCTAAACTGGCTGGATGGACACCAGCGAGAGCGGATGAACTTAGACATACGATTGGAAAAGGAGCGTTACGTGATCCACGCGGAGCGAAAGAGTTGCGCCAAAAAGGGGAAGAATTTGTCGCAGATGTGTGTTCCAACCTCGGTCATTCGCAGAAGGACTTCGCGTATTGGGTGTGGAAGCAAGTTATCTTCTTCTCCCAGTACTCATTCAATCGCTCGCATGCAGCAGGGTATGCTATGGAAGCCTATCGCGACATGTGGCTTAAATTGCGTTATCCGTTAGAATTTTACGCCGCTTTGATGTCTTATGAGCCTGATAAATTGGCAAAAGTAATCAGAGAGGCGACTACACATGGGATCAACATTCTTCCTCCAGACATAAACGCGTCCGAACTTAGCTTTACATTAGACACTAATGCAATTCGTTTTGGCCTTTCTCCTGTTGCTTATGTTGGTGATGCAGCTATAGGAGAAATTATTGATAAGCGCCCGTTCTATTCGCTGGATGATTTTAAGCAACGAGTTATGTCGCGAAGGTGTAATTCTCGCGCTAGACAGAATCTTCATGATTGTGGCGCGTTTGATTCAATTGGTGGTAGGGCCGATTGGGAGCAACGTGATTGTGCGAAAGCAGAGCGAAAGATTCTTGGCTTTGCGCTTAGTGGAGGATCAGAGCTGTCGCGTTATAAAGATATAATAGATGCTAGAATACATTCATCTGATGAGATCGAACAGCTACCTCCCGGATCTCGTGTTACTGTCGCAGGAGAAGTTATCAGCGTAAGAGAGATCAAAAGCAAGCGCGGTCAGATGGCTTTTGTTGATCTAATGTATGGTGAGAATATGTATTCATGTACATTTTTTGCTGAACCATATATGAGATATAAGGGGTTTTTGCTTTCTGGTGAGATAGTTATAGTTGGCGGGCGAAAAGATAGAGAGAGGGGGTCAGTGCTTGCTGATACTGCATGTGAAATTGAAAAGTTGGTAAATGCGTTGAAAAAGGGAGAGGCAAATGCCGGTAGACCCGTCGCAAGCTAGTTTTGTATTTGCTGCTATTGAAAAGAAATATGGCGTAGGTTCAATACATTCTGGGATAGATGCTCCTCCTATCGCTCGAATTAGTACAGGTAGTCATGAGCTTGACCATGCTACAGGTGGCGGGATACCAATGGGGCGTTGGACACATTTGTGGGGAGGGATTTCTAGCGGTAAGTCTCTTACTGGGTGGAACGTTACGCGTAATGCAATGAAGATGGGTCTTGGGGTATGCTATTACAATATCGAGAAGCAATTCGATCCTGATTTTGTTAGCAAGCAAGGAATTGATCTGAGTAGTGATCGCTTTCGTGTTGTTGAGGAAGTAAAAATTGAATCTATTGGCGATATGATGGAGTCGCTACTTAGCACTTATCATGTACATATAGTTGACTCTCTCGCCAATGCAATCTCAGTTGACGCTCTTAACGCAAAAGTTGAGGAGTGGCAGCGAGGATTAAGTGCTAGAGCTTGGGGAAAAGTGCTTATTAGAGTTCATGATAAACTTGCCGTTGATAATGCAGTTATCATGATTAATCAAGCTCGAGATTCTTTTGGTCAAACTGGTGGAGAGCATTCTCCAGGGGGTCGGTTTATTGATTTTGTTTCCTCGATGACAGTTTACTTTAAGCGAGCGACTTGGCTTTATCGGACTGCGGATGGCCGTCTTGATCCAGAAGCTCCCATGCAGAAAGGGGCATCTGAGATGGCTGAGCCGGAGGGGATTGAAATGATAGCTCGAGTAGTCAAGTCTAGAGTTTGTCGCCCACTACGTACAGCCAGGATGCGTTATGATTTTGCTAGTGGTGGTTGGGATCTAACTTGGGAGTTAGTTAAGGCAGCCAAATTTCATGGCTTGATTAACGGTGGTGGTAGGGGAGGTTGGTACACAGCTCCAGATGGAGAACGGCTACATGGAGAGCCAAGTTTGCGTGAATATATTGGCTTGCATCCTGAATTTGCCGAACAGGTGCGAGAAAAGCTTCGAGCGGCTTAAAAGGAGTGTAAATGGCTAGAGTTGGTACTAAGATTAGAGTTTTTGCTGGAGATTCAGTGCAGGGAGTAGCTCAGACGTTTGGTTTTGTTACTACTGTTTATGACAGTCAGACGGTGAGCGCAATTGTAGCTGGTAATGCAGATTACGCTACTAAAGGTGGCGGTGCAACGGATGGCGAGTGGGTCGGTAAGACGTCACTGGTCAAAGGAGACGGCACGATCGGGCACACTTGGGCCTCTTACTAGATCTTGACACTGGCGCCGCCGATTTTGCTTGTGGATGCGATGAACGTTTATGCACGTTGTGCTCGCAAGCTCAACCATTTCTGTAGGAGCGATGGTGTCAGCTTGGGAGGGCTTTACGGTTTTATTCGGTTGGTGGATGCGATGGTTCGTGATTTAAGAGCAGAGACAGTTTATGTGGCGATGGAAGGTGGCGGTGCTTCTCGACGAAGACTGTTCTGGAATGAATATAAGGCATCTAGATCGGATCGTAGCGAATGGTGGGTGACAGAACAGGTTGATGCTATTCCGCAGTGGTCAGTTTTGAAGGGTTATCATCCCGTCGCGGTTCACGGCGGGGAAGCTGATGATGCGATTGCGCTTTTAGTTAGAAGTTTTATTGGGAAGCGAATCGCGATTTTGACTGCTGATCATGACTTGCGTCAGCTTCTCTCCGAAGAAGATGTTTTGATTTATGCGGCTCCGGGTTCTGTTCCCTATGGGCGGATGGAGTTTGAGGTGGAGCATGGCTTTTCTCCTTCTTCATATCGTCTTTATAAAGCATTGGTGGGATGCTCTTCTGATGGTGTGCCGGGATTACTTAGTCGTCCGGCTGCTTCTGCGATTTGCAAATTGAATCCATGCTGGAGAGATGAGGAAATTCGTCGGCTTGGTATTAATAGCGAAAAGGTTGAGCGTAATTTGAAACTTGTTGCTCTCGGTGAAGATATCAAAGATGAAGTAAAAGAAATTGTCGTACGGGAGAACGCTCATAGCTTGGAAGAATTTTATTTTGGTTGGGAGTTGATGTCGTTGTTGCGAGAGGAAGTTGGATGATGTTTGTTCTAGGAAGAAGAATTCCAACTTCATGGGAGCATGTTAGTAAGTATCCATTAAGCTTTGCTATGCCTATTTCAGTAGTCAAGGTCGAAAAAATTCTGAAATTGCCTTGGCATCATTGGCAAGCAGAGCAGGGATCTACTTCTAGCTGCGTAGGCCATGCTGTTGTCATGGAACGGGCAATTTCAAACGGAAGTCAAAACGCTTGGGTTAATTTATTTCGTCCTTCTCGTCGTTATGATCCAATCTGGCAATGGGAACAGGCTAAGGTTGTAGATGAATGGCTAGATACAAATATTGGAGATAATAACGGGACAAGTATACGAGCTGCGTATCAAGTAGCAAAGGACATTGGCGTAAAGCGTGCGCGCAGAATTTATTTAAATGCTGATGAAAGACCTGTGGTGATTGGCTCGGATACTCCTGATCCTGCCGAAGGTGTCACTACATATCGGTGGGCGGCGGATGTTGATGAGATTAGGACGGCGCTTCAAAAGGGTTTGCCGGTGGTGATCGGTGTATTTTGGTGGAGCGATATGATGCCGAGTGAGTTAATTCATCTTCGGAATAGTGATTGGTGGATACGCGAAAAACAGAGGCCGCAAGATGTTGTTCTTGGCGGTCACGCAGTGTGTCTTTATGGCGCATCTGACAAGCGTCAGGCTTTTCGTTTGAAAAACAGCTGGGGAAGATCATTTCCTCTCGTCTGGCTTCCTTATTCTAGGATGGAAATGTTGCTTCGCGATCAGGGAGAAGCAGTAGTAGCAGTTGATCGTTGAAATATACGTAGGAGAATGGTGGCAATGAGTGGCGCAAGGACGAAATGAGCCTGTAGCTTCACTTATACTTCGAGTTCGACGAATGGTGCAAATGATGTTGATTGGCGCTCCATCCTGGGCTGATACTCAAGCGATTGAAGGTGATGCGCTGGAGACACTTGCAAAAGCAATGCACGAACGTGATAGCACAGATGAATCTTTTGAGACATATGTATTCGGTAGGGTGCGAGCGACTGTGATTGAGGCGATTCGGCGTACTGGACCAAGAACTCGTGGGGGGAGCGCTCGGGTTCGTCTTACTAAGCTGAGTGAAATTTACGCAGATTCAAGCGCCGCTCATGATCTAGAAGTTGCACCGCAGATGGATCAGATCATAAGAGCGATGCAGGATCTGTCGTTACGCGATAAGGAGATTGTGTATGCCCTTTTGGTTGAAGGAAGGACGTATGCTGATGTTGCCTCTCAACAGCATTTGAGCGCTAATCGCGTCTTGGAGATCTGTAATCACGCTCTAGGGCAAATACGAGTTAGTCTTGGGATAAGTGAAGTTAAGTCTGGCTTGACAAAGAGAGAAAGACAAGTATTATCACTTGCTGCTGATGGAGAAACAGAACATTCTACAGCAGCTAAGATTTTTGTATCTCCTTCTACAGTTAAGCGACATCGTAAGCATATCATTCAAAAACTAGGAGTAAAAAATATAACTGAAGCAGTAGCTGATGGGTTCCGTAAAGGCTTTTTGCTTTGACTGATGTTATAGAATTAGTGTTACTGCTTGCAATCATTACTGGATTTATTTGGTGGGGCGGGAAATTTGTTTTTTTAGTTAGCTGGTGTGTTCACAAAATAGTTGTGAATGTTTATTTGTTGAAGAAAAAGACTAAAACGCCGCCAGGGTTAGAACGACTCCTACAGTTAATTTCTGGCGAGGTTGAGTTAAAAGAGCGGAGGAAACGAGAGCTTATGGAAGGTTTGTACAATATATTGCACGAGGAGTTGCGTAATAGTGTCAAAAGATGAGATAGCTGCTCGTCGTGAAGCTGGTTTGGCGTTCGAAGAGGAGCTGGCGAGAGAATTAGGGTTACAACGAGTTCCTGGTAGCGGCAGCGGTTTTAGCTCGCGACTGGATTTACATGGTTACGGCGTGCGTTGGAGTTTAAAGTGGACGCGTAAGGATTCTTGCCCGGTTGGTGCTAATGAAATTGATGAGGCAGTATGCGCCTGTGAAGGTCCGGGGGGCACTGGTGATATTCCTGTTTGGGCTGTGCGTTTACGGTCCGATCCAAAGTATGATCTTGTGATCATGCGTAAGAATGATTGGAAAGCGATGTGTGAAGATGCATCTCGGTTGCATAAGCAATCATCAGCTGACGCTAAGCGTATACGATCATCAATTCCGGCGATTATACGCGAAGCAAATGAATCACAGGAGCTGATTTAATGGCTACTAGAGAACAGTTTCTTCAGCAAATAGGTTTTGTTGCAAAAACTGGTCCGCCAGTTGATCTTGCTGCAAAACATGCTTATGAAGCGCGGAAGCAGGCAGAAAAAACGGAGAATACTAGGGCTTGCACTTCTTTCCCCGCTAGCCGTTTTCCATCTCATTCACGCGCGTGTGGTCGTTATTTGATCTATCAACTAATGAATGTTCCTGGGATTGGCGATCCGGATGTTTTTGGCCTTGCCACGATGGACGCAGGTAAAAGCGTCGAGGAGATGATTGTACGATCTTGGGAGCATGTTGGAGTGCTTGTAATTGGAAAATATGATGTTCAACGAAGACTTGAGTTACCTGAATTTTGGTTGTCAGGATTTCCTGACGCCGTGCTTGATTTGCGTGCTTATGGATGGGAGCGAGCGCATCCGGTAGAAATTAAAAGCAAAGAAAATGAAGTTATTGATCGAATGAAATCTGGAGAAAATTTACTTGATTATGAACACGCTGCTCAAGCTCTTGCATATGCGCATATGATTATATGTTTATTCGAAGAACTTGGTTTATCGGAGATGGGCTTGAAACTGCCTGATGGGGCTACTGTGCTTTATGTATCAAGAAGTAAACCTGCAAATCAATTTCAGTATTTTATTGAATACGATAAAACAGCTGTTGATGAAGCCTTACGCAATCTTGTCTTTTTAAAGAATTGCTGGAAAAGTGGAGAGTTACCTGAGCGTGATTCTTCTTGGATGTGGACAGAGAAACCTTGTCGGTATTGTGAATTTAAACGTGATGTATGCAAGCTTGATGAGCGAAATGGTGTAACAAAAATTGAAGATTCGGCGGCTGTAGCTCTTGCGACCAATGTTGATAATTCCTGGAATTTGGTCGCTATAAGGAATAGGCTAAAGCAGAGATGGCAGGAGGAGGTGTTGCAGTGATTGATTTATCTCATGATGCAGCTCAAGCGATTGTTGCTGAGGCTCGTTCGATGGGCGTCAAGGTTGATTATGGCCCTGATACAGTTATTCAAGTAGCTGAACGATTAATTGAAAGTGCGCGGGAAGCTCATAAGCAAGGTGTTCGTGGAGATCACGTTACGCGCATTTTGCATATGGCAGAAGGAGGAGAGATTGCTGTGGAGCAGAATAATGCTGTACAGCAAGAACAATTGACGCAGGAGCAAGAAAAACTTGCTCTCTCTTCTCGACCAGGTTATGAAGCTTCTGATGCGGCTCGTGCGAGAATTAAAGCAGAAGGGCTGCCTATTCCTGTAAATCCGCAAGGAGATCCTTCTCCTATTACACGCGATCTTACTGAACTTAGTGATCGCACTGTACGAAAATTGCATGGAGAAAATAATGCGTATCTGGTGCGTACATTTTGGCTGTTGGGTGTAGAAAAATCTGATCTTGCTTCTGCTAAGCAGGTTCATAGTTGGTCTAAGGGAGAAATATTAGCTAAGCTTGATCGTATTGATCATGATACGCAAAAACCTAAACTTCTTGATATTCTTAATGCAGAAGCTGATTTTGACGGCAAAGTACTGGAATGGGCTAAACGAGTGCAAGAGCATGAGGCAAATATTGCGCTTTTGCTTGCGTTGAGAGATGTTTATCAGTCGAATGTGGATAGACTATCTCGAGAATGGACGATGCGAACTGACTCCTGGGAAAGAGAAGGGAAACCAACTTCGTGACTGTTATTAGGAAACATTATGGATCAGGAGGAATGATGGTTACGAGCGCTGGTAATTATGTTTCTAAGAAAAAGTTAACTAATAAAGAGAAATTGTTAGCGCCATTTTCTTTGTTGCTATCGTTAGTAATATTTTCTGGTATTTTTGGTATAGTCTTTGGGTTTCTTTGGTCACTTTTTATTTTTGCCTGGGAACTAGGCGCTTGGTAAAAATAGCCTTAGAGTAAGTTTTGCCACCCTGTGTCATCTTGGTGCAGGGTTAGCCTTTGAATAGAGGTTTTTTGCGCATCGTTGGCATGCGACGAAATCTAGTCGAGGAGGCTTGCGCACGGTTTATGGCTATCTCGGAATCTGAACGGGAGCGTCGTCGAGATCTTGTGCGAAAAATGCATGATGAAGTCATCGACCAAGAGACTGGTCGTAGAAAGTTCGGTGGCCCGCAACCAGGTTCTGGGCGCCCTCGGGTCACAACGGCGACTGAGCTAGCTGCTGAAGAGGCAGCCAAGCACAAAGATGCAATCGTGCAGGTGTTTAAGGACGCGATCGATCCGAACAATCATATCAGCGCTCGGCTTAAGGGAGCGACTGAATGGATCGCTCTAGAGCATAAACAGATGGAGCGAGATGAGCGCGATGAGGACAGGCTGAGGCGAGCTAAGCGTGAAGAACTGATTGATGTGATTGCTTTTAGGCTCGCTCGAGCTGTTTCAGTCGGCGCGATTGATCTTGATGGCATGTTGCGTAAGGCGCATCCAGCACTCGAAGCCGAGGTTCTTCATGAATGAGCCGCGAGAGAAGAAGGAGTCAGAGCAACTGTCTTCCCCTTCATCTATTCCGTTTGAGCGCGACTTGAAGACGGGTCTTTTTCTTCCGGAAGGAGTGCGTGAAGAAGGTTGGGTTGAAGCTGAAACTCCTCCTTATCAGGAAGACTCATCGTGAGTTTACGGGAAGAGGAAAAGCTCCAAAGGCTTGAAGAAAAGGACATCGCCACTCTGCTCAAGCAGCTTGACACTGCTCAGCTTATGGAGCTGGCAAAAGAGACGCAACAGTTAGAGCGTCAGTTGGGGCTTGCGGGGCCGCTTGATGATGATGAACTTCATGCTTGGATCTTGAGTCGACTTGGTTTGGACATTCCTCGTGTTGCTGTCTGCGAAGGTCATCAAGCTCCATTCCAATTCATTGCTGATGCGTATTTTGAGCGAGTTACTTCTGCAGTAGTAATGGCTTCACGAGGAGGATCGAAGACGCTAGGAGTAGCGATTTTGCATTTGTTGAACAGTAAGTATAAACAGAACTGTTCTTCAATGTCACTTGGCGCGATTGAAAGTCAAGCATTTCGTGCTTACGAACATCTGCGACGTCTTTTAAAGTTGGAAGGTCGCTGTGACACTGCCGAGCATCATGCGGATATTGATCAATCGTTGATGCGTGAGACGCGTTGGAAGAATGGTTCTAAAGTAGAAATTGCGGCGAGTTCGATGAATGCAGTTAACGGTCCTCATCCGAATAAATTGCATGTAGATGAAGTTGAATTGATGGATAGAACTATTTTCTTCGAGACAAGAAACATGTCTATTAGTTCTGGTGGAATTTGTGCTCAAGATTGGATTACTTCTACGCGTAAGGGTTCTTATGGCCTTATGCAGGAATTAATTGATTCAATTGAAGACGCTGAGTCAAAGGAAATGGATCCACCGTTTAAACTTTATACATGGTGTGTATTTGATTGTGCTATGAATGTTCCTAACTGCGCTTACGCAAATCCTGAATTGTCTTCTGATGAAGGTTGTGGTTGTGATCGCGTTATCAAAGGCAATTGGGAAGACGGCAGAACACGCAGTCTTAAAGACACTTGTCGTGGAAGACTCGCGCACGCAAATGGATGGATTCCCTTTGAAGACGTAAAAAAGCTCTTTCGTTCAATGCCTCGTTCTGTTTGGGAGGCGCAGCAGGAGTGTTCAAAGCCTTCTGCCGAAGGGATGGTTGTACCTGGGTTCGATCGTCACGTACATGGAATTAGATGGTGGGATCCTGATCCGATGCTGGGCTCGGTTTATATGTCCGTAGACTGGGGTGGTACGGCTCCTCATGCTGTTAATTGGTATCAAGTACTGCGCGAAGACACAGAAGCGCATGCTTTTGGTGATGTTCGCGGTCAGCCGAGCAAATTACTTCCAGCAGGATCACGAGTTTGTTTCGATGAGATTTATATCGCAGAGATTGGGAATATCGCACTTGCGAATTTAATCGTGAAGAGAGAATCTTTATGGGGGTCACGTCATACAGGCTGGCGTGTGCATAAGCGTTTTTCAGATCCCCAGGGTAAGGCAGCACGCCTCGATTTTGCTCGTCACAATCCGCCGCTGCCAACATCATGGTATGTGACGCGAGATGTAAAGGAGCATGTCAAGGCCGTGCGAGAGATGTTCGACGAGGGTCTTTTCTTTCTAGATCTTGATCGCTGCCCGATGATGGCTGACGAGATCGAGTCCTGGCATTATCCTTCCAAAAAAATGGGATTGATTGATGATCCTGAGATTCCTATTGAAGATGGTATTCATGCTGTCGCCAATTTACGCTATTTCACAGCCAACTATCGCGCAATTGAGCAGCAGCAGCGTCGTGGCGCCGGAAAAGGAAGAGCGAGAGCTGATTCTAAACGTCATATTACGCATGCGTTGCCAGCCTTTGTTGGTGCTGGTCATGATGCTTTGCCTCCCGGTGAAGAGTGGCGAGCTAACTTTGGCGCGGGGACGGTGCTATGAGCGTTCGCGAGTTTGTACTTGCGAATGACTCCGGCAACGGAGATGCTCGTGCGCGGCTGAGAGAGCGATTAGCTCGTAATGATATGGGGCCAGTTGTTGCTGAATCAACTGGTTGGGTTGATTGGGATCGCGCTCGGATACTACTCGGTCAGCCATTTGACGCTACCCGGATAGCGCTCCCAAAGCTCTATCAGATGCGGCGCGATCCAATGCTTTCTTTCGGTTTAATGTTCTTGAAAGTTCCAATGGTGAGATCGCCTTGGTACGTGAAGTGTTCGGACGCCCAGGTTGCAGACTTTGTTGATCATGCTTTGCGAGCTATCTGGGGTCGGCTTGTTTTTCAGTTTACAAATGCTTACGATTTTGGCTATTCAGCCGTTGTTAAACGTTTCTATTTGGGTAAACCTACTTGGACATATCTTGATAAAGAAGCATTGGCTGCTGGTGATTCTGATCCTGAACGTAAAACATGGGATCGAGGTGTTGATGCATTGCTTTGGAAGCCATTTGTCGCCTTACGGCCGGAGAAAGTTGAACCTAGTTGGAACGCAAGTGGTGAGTTCAATGGAATCGCGCAAAAAGGGACCAAGCATCCTGGGGTTGCTCGTGGCCCTGGGCAACCACCAGTAGATATTCGCTTGCCTTGGGCGCTTTGGTTCACAAATGGTCGTGATTCTGAATTTAATTCTATGTATGGCTATCCGCGTACTGCACCTGCGTATCGCTATTGGTGGTCATACTGGTTCCAATGGGCTCAGATGGATCGTTCTTTCGAACGTTGGGCAGATCCACCATTGATGGGATATCATCCGGTTTCAGGAATTGATGATGTAACTGGGCAGGAAGTTGACTATTCTGGAACGATGTTAGATGTACTTGCTAAATTGCGTTCAGGCGCAGCAGTATCTCTTCCTTCGACTCCTGTAACTGGCTTACTTGATGAGCGTACCACGACGTTGCGCGCTTGGGAAATCAAACCGCTTGAGCACAACGTTAATTTCGGAGCAATGCGTGATTGGGCTGACTATATGGATATTCAAAAGTTGCGTGCATTGACTATTCCTGAGCAGGCTCTCGCGGAGGGTCGCGGCGGCTCGAGTTCTCGGAATGTTGCAGAGGAGTTTGGACAGCGTTTAATGGAGATGCAAGCAGTTTCTATGGCTGAACTTGATGATGAAGTTAATCGTCATGTTATTCCGCAGCTTGTAGCGCTTAATTTTGGGCCTGATGCGCCGGAAGCAAGAAAGGTTACAACCGGATTCGACAGACGAGATACTGAAGCTATGAGAGAGATGATGAGGCTTGCTGGACAAAGAATGACGCCTGATCGTTTTGGGGCTGATTTGCGCGCGGTCATGGAGTATTTGGGAATTCCGGTCATGGCTCCAGGAGAAATCAGAGCAGCGATGGAGCGCGAGGTGATCGAAGCAGAGAAAGCTCCTCGTCCATCGATACCAGCGCGGGTGAATGAAGCAGGAACAACTGAGTTGGGGCAGTACTACGATGGTCGCGAGCGGATTGAGCTTGCAAGTAGGTTGATGCGCGATCAGGATATTCTTGAGCTTGCCGAGCGCGTCTTTCAGCTGACAGGTGAGTTAAAGCTGACGAGCGAGCGAGCAACAGGAGCTGTTCTCGAAGCAACTCAACGCGCGCTAGAAGCTACTGCTGAGGCGAATGAAATTGCTGCGGAAGCGAGTGAGCGTGCTTCCCGTGCGGCAGCTGAGGCAAGTGGTGTAGCGGCGATGGCGGCTCGGGAAGCCGGAGAGTCAGCAGCGGCAGCGGCGCGTGATGCAGCTGAGGCGGCGAGAGAATCGGGTGCCAAGGCAGCAAGGGCAGCGAAAGATTCTGGAGCGATGGCTGCAGAGGCAGTCAAGAGTGTTGGAGTGGTGGTTGAGAAGGCTCTCGAAGCATCGACTGCTAGACGGATTGTGCATAGACGTGTTGAGCGCGACGATCAGGGTGAAATTGTAGGTACGACTGAGTGGTCGGAACCAATAGCGGAGGAGTGAAATGCCGAAGGATAAGACGACAAGAGTTCTTATGTTGATAAATGTTGCTGACGGGAAGATTGACGATGGAACTTTTACGCTTGATGATTACGATTACCTTGCTGGCGACGAATATGATTTGCCTGCTGAGAAAGCAGATGTCTTTATCGTTAAAGGGTACGCTGAAGGAGAACTTTCACGTGAATATAGTGATCAGGAAAAGGGCGCTATTTTTGGCGTCGTCCAAGCTGTTAAGCTTGGTATGTAAAGGAGGACAGTAGCTATTAGCTCGCTTTATCGACCATACAAAATTAAATGTTTGACTACTTCTATTAACTTGACTACGGCAACGATCAGTTGCTATTTGATGAGAACGTCGGCGTATACTCCGAACTTTGATACGGATGATTTTCTCAATGATGCTCCTATCAGAGCTGCCGGTCCTCAGACGATTAGTTCTGGCAAAACTGTCAACTCTCCAGAAGGTGGCGTGTTTGACGGTCAAGATCTCACTTTTCCAACTGTAGCAACTGGTGCTGTAATTAATTCTTTGATTATTTATAATAACACTGGAACTGAATCTACGAGTGATTTAATTGCACATGTAGATGGTTTCTCAGTTACACCTAACAATGGAGATATTACTGTTCAGTGGGATAATACTGGACCTAATCGTATTTTTAAGTTGTGACTGTTGTTCTAATATTAGATAAGCATGCCAAGTAGCTACCCAACTTCTTTAGACAACATCGCCATCAATAAGACGGATATTACCGTCATGACTGGCGATCATCCGACTCATCATAATGATATTGCAGATGCAGTCAACAAGATTGAGGCGGAACTTGGAACTCTACCTTCTCGTTCGTATGCAACAGTACGAGCGAGGTTGGATGCTTCTTGGGTAGATGCAAAAGCGGTGGGAGCGACAGGGGATGGCGCTACGAATGACACAGCTGCACTTCAAGCAGCAATCGCTGAAGTGCCTGCTAGTGGTGGAACACTCTTTGTTCCAACTGGCGTTTATCTTGTTGACGCTGCATCGCTTACGCTTAAGTCGAATTTGCGTATCGTTGGCGCCGGTATGTCTGCCAGCACTATTAAATTGAGAAATGGCGCTAATGGAAGATTGATTAGCTATGAAGGCGCTGCTATTCAAGATGTTTTCATTGAGAATATTGGCTTTGATGGAAATATGGTTAATCAAAGTGATGGAGCTAACCGTGATGCAAGGTCAGGTCTTTTCTTGCGTCAGGTTCATCGTGCCGCGATTCTTCGTTGTCGTCTCACAAATTTTCGCTCAGGTGCCGCGGTGCGAATGTATGCTTGTGACGACATGTTAATTGCTGGTAATGATTTTACTGGTAATGGAATGCGTGTGTATACGACTGGTTCGCATACGTTACCGCAAGGTACGATTACTATCAGCACTGCTGGTGGATTGCCGGATACAACTGGTTGGGCCAGCCCCTCTGGAAAAATTCTTGTTGGTACTGCTCAGATTGTGACATATACAGGTAAAACGGCAACAACTTTTACAGGTTGTACGGGCGGTACTGGAACTTTTGCAGCTGGGACAGTTTGTGTCCCAGTCACAAACGATGCTAACAATTTTGTGCTTATCTGTGATGCGACTTTTTGCGGATCTTCTCGTCGTTATCGAGCAATTGGTAATCGTTATTATTCTAACACTGATACTGGAACGGCTATGGATGGAGTAGTCCAGTCCGTTGTAATCGGTAATCATTATGAAAGTAATGGGCTGGGTGTTGGTATTGGCTTTTCTAATACTGAGACAGGTGGAACTGCTGATTGCTGCGAAGATATCGTTGTAAATGGTAATGTAATTATTGGCCCTAATTATACCTCTGTTGAGTCACAGGGAATTAAGTCTGCTGCGTTCGGAAATCCAGGTGAAGGTGGTGGCGCTAATAATCGTGCGCTTGTAATTTCTGATAATATTATACGACTTTGTGATCGCGCATTGTGGATCGACGATACGGATGATTCGCTAATCGCTAATAATATTTTGAAAGATAAGGGTGGACCTAACGGTCATTTGCTTTTGTTGGCTACGAGTGCTACTGATGTTAATAGACTCAGAGTTACAAACAATCGTTTTAAGAATACAACAAATCGTGGAATCTCTTTTGATGCAGGTACAGTGACAGATATAACTATTGAAGAAAATGAATTTCATACTGATGTCGTGACCGCGATAGGTGGAACGATTCCTGCTACAGCCAAGATTCGTAATAATCGCGGCTACAATCCACAAGGTGTTATCAGCTTGACGCCACCAGCAACTGGTGTAGCTTATACTGCTGGTCCGACGCCGGAAGTTCTTTATGTGCGCGGCGGTACTGTAACTAGTATTACTAAAAACGGACGTAGTATTGCTCTATTGACTAACACATCGATTCCTATAACAATTGATCTTGACCCAGGTGAACAGGTAATTTTCAACTATTCTGGAACGATGACGATTGAGCGCGATAGGAGATAAGTGTCATGGCTGACTACATTGGATATACGCCTGGCATCGGGGCTCTCGTCGCAGCTGATGACATCGGCGGTCTTCTTTTTCAACGTCTTAAAATCGCTCACGGGCAAGATGGAAGCGCCAGTGATGCTTCTGCTCTTGATCCATTTCCTGTAGGTCTTGCACTTGCTGACCCTCAAACAGAATATTTGACTGGTACTTCTCTATCTGCCGGTGGAAATGCTGATTTGACGGCCACAGATATCCCTATTGATAAAATAGGAAGGCTTGTAGCTGTTGAGTTTGGCGCTGCTGTCCCTCTCAAGGTTCAGCTGCAAACGATCTCGAGTGGTGCGCGTACGACTAGGACAGCTCTTTTCTCGTTTGCTGGCAGTACAGGGCGCTGGAATGCACCAGATTTGCGTTTTGTCACGCAAGCAGGCGGGGATGATTGCGGCTTTGGTGTCTCGATAACGAATCTCGATACAAGTCAAGCATCAGATGTATACGCGACACTCTATTGGGATGAGATTTGATATGGCTGGGAAGAATGGAAAACGAGAGTCAGTGACGATCACAGAGCAGGAACTGCTTGAATATAGAGGCAGGCTTGCTCATCATGAAGCGCAACGTCGGGCTTTTGATGCCGCAGAAAGCTATCTACGCGTCTATCAGGCGAAACTGAAGAAGACGTATGATCTTCCTGATCGTTATGAAGTGCATCTTGAGTCTGGTGAGATTTTCTGGACGCGCGAGCCTATTAAGCGAGTAAGAGCGACGAAGCAGGCTAAATAAAATGGCTGATGTAACACCTGGTCCTCCTAATCTTATTATTAAGAGAATCGAGACTGAGATTAAAAAAATTGAGTTTCAGATTGCGTCTCAAGAGTTGGAACTTCTGGAACTCGACGAAAGAAAGGAGAGAGTAGCTGGAAATATTGAAGCGCTCCGCGAGGAGATGAAGAAGCAGAACAATAATTTAAAGGTAACGAAGGATCAATCGAAGGAGTGATGAAAAGTGGCTGATGAGCGCGTAGCCGCTAAGATCGTCCTAGTAGATGCTGTAACCACGGCGAATCAGGCGGTGGTGGATGCGTCTGGACGAGTAGCAGTTGCGCTTGCCTCTTCCGCCGCCACCGTTACAGTTGATACGACATATGATTACGCAGAAGATTCTGCTCATTCGACAGGAGATTTTGGCGCTTTTGTCCTCAGCGTTCGCGATGATGATCCTCCGGCTTCAACAGCGACTGCTTCTGGTGATTACGCTGCACTAGTAACGGATGCGGACGGACGTCTCTACGTTAACATCCACGATGGCGGTAATACGATCACTGTTGATGGCAGTGTCGGTGTCAGCAGCGTTAGTGGTATGGTGCAGATTGGAGACGGAACTGACGCTGTTGATGTTCTGGCTGCAGGTGCAGATGACGTCTCGAATACTAACAATGAGCTGATTACTGCAGCTCTGCTTTACGGGTTCGATGGTACTGGTTGGGATCGCGTTTATACCGTAGCGGATGGAGATGCAGTTGCGGCCGGTACAAAGGGATTCCTGCTTCTAGGTACGGATGGCTCGAATTATCAGGTGTTGAAGACGGATGCCAACGGAGAGCTTCAGGTAGACGTTCTTACTGGCGGTGGAGTAGATGCTCCGACGAATCCGGTTAATGATTATAATACCTCAACTGATCTGGCTGCCGGTTCAACTGCTAACCACGATACGGTTGATTTCGGGGCTGCAACGAAGAAATTGACCCAGGTTATTGCATCTGCCTCTGTTGCTTTTAAGATTGAGGTAGGTTATTCAGATAACTCTGTGCTAACGACACTGGCAGTTGGTTTTGGTCAGGCTGGTAATACTGTATCTCTTTCTCCGACTCATCCTAATTATTGGTCACACGCCTTTACGGCTAATGCCGGTTTCGATGGTTTTAGGGTGGTGATGACAAACCTGGATACGAGTCAGGCGGCTGATAGTTACTGCACGCTTCAGTACTGCGACTAGAAAGAACAAGCGAGGAAGATATGGCTGATGTCCGCCCGCTAGGTGGTGAGCACGAAATCGTTCCTGCTATTGCGGGCGGACTTAGCATTTTTCGGTCGCTTGACATTGATGAAACAGAAGAGGAAGTTAAGGCTACCGCAGGGCAAGTTTTTGGCTGGTTTATAACTAATCTAGCTAGCACGGTACGCTATGTAAAATTTTACAATGGTACTGCAGCGACTGTTGTTGTTGGAACAACTACACCGTTACTTACGCTTGCTATTCCTGCTAATGGTACAAATGGTGTTGGGGCTAATCTATTAGGACCATATGGTATTTCTTTTTCAACTGCTATTTGTGTAGCTGCTACAACAGGGGTTCTTGACAACGATACGGGAGCGTCTGCTGCAAACGAAGTAGTTGTAAATATTTTCTATAAATAATGGATACAAAAGAATTTGATTTAATGCCTGTTATCGCCTTCCCTTACTTGGGCGTTGAAGCGCGTATTCGTTTGCAGTTGAAAGGGATCGACCCCGAACGAAGTTTGCGCGAACTATTGTTTTGTCTTGGTTTCTCGGGCGAGCGGATGCGGGCGCTGATCGCCGAGGGCAACCGTCGCAGCGGTCACGTCTCCTCGCCGGGCTGGCGGCAGGCGGCATGATACTCGCGCAGAGAGGCGGACATTTTCGCCCGCTGCTCCGGCGACTGGGTCTTTCCAGTGATGGCGACAGCAATCCGCTGCCGATGCTCTGGCGACTTGACCTTTCCGGTCAGTGCTGCTGCGATTCTTTGTCGGTGCTCCGGGGATTTAGGGACGCCCTGCCCCGAGCGGCCAACCCGGCGACCGTTCTCGCGAAAAAGAGCGGCATGGCGAGAGACATGATCGTAAGGAGTGACGAGTTCAAGATTCTCGAGCCGGTTGTCCGTCCGGATCTCATTCTTGTGATGGATGTGGAATCCGGGAGGCACGGGGCCATTTGCCGCCTCCCAGATGACTCGGTGCTCGAAAGGCCATCGGCGCACTCCCGCCGTGGTCTTGATTTGGACGTACCCGTGATACGTCAATCGCTTGGTCCCTACGGGCTTGGCAGCCGGCACGCTGTAATTCTACTACAAGTAAGTAAAGGGTGAGTCGCCACGCCGACGCGGATCTATCTCCCGAGCACCGGCGCCGCCGCCGTCAACCCGGCCTATGCAACCGGCTGGGAGCAGCAGACGGGCGCCGATCGGATCGCGTGTGTAACGACCAAGATCAGCTCAATCCTGACCAACGAAGTCTCAGGATCGAACATTGGCGTCGGTGATATCCTCGTCCGCCAATATGTCTCGGCAGCGATTTCAGCGCAGACGATCACAGGCACGGTGAAGGGTATCGTGCGTGCACTTGAAAGCAATGCCTCGGCCAATCACTGTAACCAGTGCATCATTCGCGTCGTCTCCAACGACGGCGGTACGTTCCGCAGCCCTAATCTCGTTGACTTCAACTCAGGCGCCCTATCAGCCGAACACGTTGCTGGGATATTGACCAACCGCAAGCTACCGCGCGACTGGTCGGGAGCGGGGCAGTCGGTGAACAGCGTCGTAGCCTCCGCGGACGATCGGATCGTGATCGAGATCGGCGTCTTCGCCACGCTCGCGGGCGAAGAGAACGAGACTTCAATATTCAGCTTCGGCGACAACGCGGCGAGCGACTGCGCGGAGAATGAGACTGCGACGAACGCGTTCAATCCCTGGATCGAGTTCTCGGCCGATCTATTCGGACCGCCCGACCTGGACATCGAGACGACCTACGTCCTCGAGAAAATGCGTACGGGTGTAGTGGTTTGAGTGGCAATCGGCTGGTATCTAGCTAGCAATTACGTATGTCCGGCGCGGACCGACTGGCTACTGACGAGCGCCTTAAACCGCGGAGCAAACAGTGGGCAATGACCGTCCTACGCAGATAGGTGGTGGAATTCAATTTCATCACAGTTACAACCTCGACCGTGCCCAACTCTCGGCTGTGGACATGGTGCAGTGGCTTAAGGGCGTCGTCGAACTTACTGGCCGCCCCGAGCACCAGGAGCTACTGGACGACGCGCTCGCTCTCTGTCGCAGGATCGGAGAGCGCCACCGCGAAGCGCAGGCCCGCCTGGCAGGCCACTACGACGCCGACCCCGCGCACTTCTATCAATCCAGGATGGGCGTCACCCCCTGGCCGGATGAGATCGCCGAGGGCTTCGAGCCGATCTGCACCTGCAAAAACCGATGCTTGGTTCACGACACGGAAGCGCCCGGCTCGACGGAGAACGACTGCAATTGCGAGGCGATCTGTCCAAAATGCCGCATCCCTCGTGAGCCCGGTGATCGCGCTCCGTTGTTGCAGCTACCTCCGAGCCCGTTCCGATGATTACTAGGGAACAGGCTCAGGCGGAGGGCTGGTTCACACCGAACGCGAACGGCGGCATGTGCGAGTGCGGATGCGGGCAGCTTGCCCCGGTGGCTGTGCGGGGGGACAGACAAGGCGGCTATGTGAAAGGTGAATCCATACACTTCGTTCACAACCACCACGTGCGGG